AATGAAACATCAAAGCAAAAAGTAAATTATAAACGATGCCCTAACGGCACACGAAGAAATAAAATTACTGGACTATGCGAAAAAAGCAATTAATAAATGTAAACTTGATGATTATATTGAGTATAGTCGTGCTGTTTATAAATAAAATATTATGTATTATTATGAATAATAATAATATAATACATAATAATAGTATAATACATAATAGCGTAAAAAAACACAAATATACTTTTATAATGCTTCATCCAATGTTTTCAGATTCAACATATTTTAATGATTATATTGAGTATTTTAAAAATAATTGTGCAATTGCGAATAATATTAAATTTATTTTGCCGGAGTCTCCGTTGATGGACATAGATTATCCAAATAATAAACACTATAATGTTAAATCTTGGTATAATTATTATACTTGTTATAACAATTTAAGTAAATTGGATAAAATAAATAGTGATGATTATAATTTACAAACACAAAAAATTGTGTCTATTATAAACAGCGAGACCTCTATTTTAAAAAGTTATAAAAATATATTTATACTGGGTGTTTCGCAAGGAGGGACATTATTGTTTAATATATTAAAATTTTTACCACAACCATTGGGAGGATTATTTTGTATTAAATCACTCTATATGTATAAGTATATAAATTTAAAAACTAATAATGCGACACCTATGTTTTTTTTTAGTGGAAACAAAGATGATGTGTATAATTTAACATTTCAAATAAAATGCTCTAAATTATTAGAACCTAATTATAATATTACTTGGACTATTATTGATGGTTTAGATCATTATGATAAAATTGAAGACGAATATATATTTGTATTAAAATATTTCTTATTAAATATTTAATTGCTAGGAATAATTGAATTGTTTATATTTGCATTATTTGCATTATCAGCATTATTAGAATTATTTGCGTTATTAGCATTATTGGCATTTTCTATTTCATTAATAAAATTGTATGTATTATTTGTAAAATTTTTTAAATTTTTAGATAAATTTTTCAATTTATTAATAATTAAAGTAATTCGGGCTGCTATTATTGAATCGCTAATATATGTTGTTTTTAATTTTTGTAATCCTATTAATGCGCTATTAATTGCCTCTCTTAATATTTCTCCTTCTTCATTGTGTTGTCCTGAAATTATAAAATCTGTTGTTTTTTCTATATTATTAGTTAATTGCTCTACATAAACTATACTAGTTTCTCTATTATAGTTATTATACCAACGTGTTATTGAACTTGTGTATCCAAAAGTATCAACACATAATTTAGTTGAACCAGGCAAGGTTAACACTCCTAGTTTATCATTGTCTTCTAATTGTTTAATAACTTCTAAATCTAATAATAAATTATTAACATCCATTTTATTATTATAAATTATAAATTTATAAATTATAAATTTTATAAATTTATAATTTTATAATTTTTTTAATTTACAATTTATAATTTTATAATTTTTTTAATTTACAATTTATAATTTAAAAATTTCTAAATTGTAAAACTTGTATACTATTTTATTTTTTATTGCTACTATTTAAATATACACTATTACTATTTCCTTTGTATTTTAAGATATCTATAATTTTTGATGATGTAGGAAATTCTTCATCGCCATATATATCTTGTAATAATAACCATTCAAATAATCCTCCAACATATACATATAAATTAGCAAAACCCAATTTATATAATTGATTATATTTAACAATTACTCTATTATCTGTGTTATTTTCTCCATATATTACAATTTTAATAAGTTTGTTGTTTTTTAAACAATTATTTAGTATTTCTTCTTCTTTTGAAGCATGAATAGAATTTTTTATTAAACAATCTTGTTTACTATAATCGAGTGTATTAATCAATAATACTTTTTCACTTCCATAATATATGCATTTTTGAATATATTCAAAGTTGACTTTATTTATACTATTACTATTACCCATAACTAATATAAATTGTTTGTTTTTCTTTATAATATATAACGAAATGTTATTTTATATTTAATTAAATTCAACAGTTGTAATTATAAACTCTTTTTTTATGGATTTTGATGCGTTACTTGAAAGTTCTTCGCGTTTTTTTCTAGTTTTATTTGAATTATTTGAATTATTTGAATTGTTTGAATTGTTTGAATTGTTCGATGAATAAGAATCGCTACTTTCCACTGATGTTGTTGATGTATTTGAATTTAATGACGAATTTTTTACTTTTGCTGAAGTGTTTCTTAAATTCATATCAGTTTCAATAATTTTATAGTTTTCTTGAATATAATCTAATATTTTATTTTCAATGCACCATTTGAAAAAATTTAATTGTCCTAATGTTGTTTGAATACACGTATCATTTTTGTATGGCACATTTATTCTTTCCCATCTGCAAAAAGGATCGAATTTTTTTTTACTATATGCTTTTAACTTCAACTTATAATCGTTATAAACTTTCACTCTTTCATTTTTTTCATTATCTAATTCATATACAATATAATTTTTTTTTGAATAATTTGTAACAAACCAATCTACAATTCTAAGTGATATTTTTGATGTTCCATTTATAATATTTATCATTTTATCAAAATTATTGTTACTATTATAAAATTGTAATAATTTTTCTAATAATAAATCACTTTGTGTATCAATAGCACTAGACATATTAATAATAATTGTTTAATACTTACTAGATAATACTTTTTAAATTATAATTTTATTAATATAATATATAAAAACTAATCATAATAAAAACTAATCATAATAAAAACTAATCATAATAAAAACTAATCATAATAAAAACTAATCATAATAAAAACTAATCATAATAAAAACTAATCATAATAATATATTATAATTTAATAGTACAAATATTATTATGAATAACGAAGAATATAAAATATATATTGATGAACTAACAGAAAAAGTTGTTAAAAATAATATTTCAAATATTGTTTATAACAATATTTCACAAAAATTTGTGATTTATTTAAAAAATTATGAATTCATAAATGATTTAAATGATGATGACAAATATTATTTAAAATACAATTTAAAATATAATTTAAACACTTATATTACTAAATATTACAATTTACAGAGTAGTTTATAAAATTATTATTTAGGCAATTTTGTTAATACTTTTAATAAAACATATACCATAGAAGCAAACATTAAACTATTAAATATGAAACCATATAAATTTGGATTTCCGTCATCTTTGAATAAAAAGGGAAACATATTTTTACTGTGTTTTTTTACTGAAGGTAATTGAAATAAAAAATATAATAGTGCTACTATTATGGGTAATTGCATTTCATAAAATAAAGTATCATATAGATTTTCTGCGCTAATTTTTTTATTATTTTCTTCTATTACTTGTTGTGGTGTTTCGTAATTTTTTATATAATTTTCTTGAACTTGCGGAGGTGGTATATAATTTGGTTGTGTTTGATTATCATTGACTACTTTTACAGGGTCAATTGGTATGTCGCGAGAAGGTAAAGCAGTTGTTCCATTTGCTGCTGCTTTTTGAATTTGACTAATTAATTCATTGTAGTTTGGTGCTTGTTGTTGAATAGTATTTCCCATAATTCCTGTATTATTTTGATTTTGAGACATTGGATTTTGCATTGAATATCCTCCATTTGGTATTATTCCTGGCATTTGATTATTTGATTGCATTATTATTTCATTTTTACTTAAAACAATGTTTTGTGGTTGCTGCTGCATCATATATTCTTGATGAACATTATTATTTTGTATATTAGAACGAGGAAGTTCATTTATTGATGTTATTCCGGAAGAAGACATTGAATCCATTTATATAGTTTCCTAAATATTTTATATATTAAAAACGCAATATATAGTATTGTTATGTAATAGTACTATATATCTAATATATTGATTATTTATTATTTAATCTACTTCTTCCATTTGTGATTCTTCATCTTTGTCTTTTTTTACATCTTCATTATTGTTTTCGTCTACGTCTTTACTTACATCTTCAATGTTGTCTTCGTCTTTTGTTTCATCTAATGAAAGACCTAACTTGATCATATTATTAATTCGATTAACAAATGATGCTGGTTCTTCAATATTAAAACCACTAGCAATAAGAGAAGACTCATAAATCAAATTGACAAGATCTTTTAATGTTTTGCTATTTTCATCATTTACATAGCGCTCTTTTAGAGTTTTAATGATAATATTATGTGGATTAATTTCCATTGTTTTCTTAGACATCATATATGAACTCATAGTGGTATCACGAAGCGCTTGCGCTTTCATAATTCTTTCCATATTTGCAGACCATCCAAACTCGCCAGTTACTAATACACAAGGAGAATCAACAACACGCTCACTTAATACAACTTTTTCAACTTTATCTCCTAAAATTGTTTTAATTTTATCAGTCAGTGGTTTAAATTCTTCTACACATTGTCCCCAAATCTTTTTTTCCTCTTCGCTTTCATCAAATGTTAATCCTTCTTTCGTCACACATACTAGAGTTTTGCCATCAAATTCTTTTAATTGTTGAACACAATATTCATCAATTGGTTCTGTCATAAATAATACTTCGTAATTTCGCTTTTTGCACTTTTCAATAAATGGAGAATTTTCTACAGATTTCTGCGATTCACCAGTAATATAATAAATGTGCTTTTGCGATTCGGGCATAGCATTTACATACTCTTTAAATGAAACCATTTTTTTATTTGATTTTGTGCTATAAAACATTAATAAGTCAGCTAATTTTTCACGATTAGAATTATCTTCGTGAATACCTAGTTTAATATTTTTGCTAAATTGCTCATAAAATTTCGAAAAATCTTCTTCATTTTCTCTAATTTCAGCAAATAGCTCTAAGCATTTTTTTACAATATTTTTCTTAATCACTTTAAGAATTTTATTTTGCTGTAGCATTTCGCGCGAAATATTTAAGGGTAAATCTTCTGAATCTACTACTCCTTTTACAAAGCCTAACCAGTCGGGAATTAAATCTTCACAACTATCTGTAATAAATACACGACGAACATATAATTTAATATTTCCTTGTTTTTTGGATTTTGATTCAAAAATATCATAAGGTGCGCGTTTTGGAACAAATAAAAGAGAAGTAAACTCTAATTGACCTTCTACAGAAAAATGTTTTACAGCAAGATGTTCTTCCCAATCATTACTTAATGATTTATAAAATGACCCATACTCTTCGCTTGTAATTTCATCTGGTTTTTTTGACCAAATAGGTTTCTGTTTATTTAATAATTCAAATTCATGGACTAGTTGTGTTACCATTTTCTTAGGTTTAATTTCTTTGGTTTGTTTATTTTCATTTTCTTCTACTTCTTCAATTTGGGGTTCGTCTTCTTTATCTTCTGTATCTTCTTCCTCTTCTTCCTCTTCTTTTGACACACTTTTTTCTACATAAAGACTAATTGGATAATTAATAAATTCCGAGTGCTTCTTGATTAAATCTTTAATACGTTGTTCGTCTAAATATTCTAATTGATCGTCTTTTAGAAAGCAGGTAATTTTTGTACCGCGTCCAATTTTTTCTTCACTTTCGTCTTTTCTAACAGTAAATGAACCGCCGGCGTTAGATTCCCAAATATATTGTTCGTCATCGTTATTTTTAGATGTAACAACAACGCGTTCAGCAACTAAATATGCTGAGTAAAATCCAACACCAAACTGCCCAATCATATTAATATCCCCCTGTGTTTTCATTGCCTCCATAAATCCTTTTGTCCCCGATTGAGCAATTGTTCCAAGATTTGTAATCATATCCGATTTAGTCATACCAATACCTGTGTCTAAAATTGTTAATGTTTTATTTGCCTTGTCTGGAATAATTTGAATAGCTAGGTCACAACATGTATCTAAAACACTCTTATCAGATAAAGATTGGTGCCTAATCTTGTCTAACGCATCTGATGAATTCGAAATTAACTCACGAAGAAAAATATCTTTATTAGAATAAAATGTATTAATAATAAGAGACATTAGCTGATTAATTTCGGCCTGAAAAGCAAATGTTTCTACTGGTGTGTCCATTGTATATAATATATTATTTATATACATATTGGTTTTAAATAGTTTAAATATATATTTTTTTGAAATATATATTTATAGGATATTATTCGTCTTCTTTACGTTCTTTAAAATAATTATAAATTTCATCCTTGAATTCTTTAGAAAAAGTGTTTGTAGGAATTATTATTCCACTAGAATCATATGTTATATGTGCTAATGGACTAAAATGAAATTTCATTAAAATTTTCCATCGTTCTGTATATTTACGATTTATTTTAGAACCATGATAATAATGTCGTATTACTCCCGGAGTATATCCCAATCTTAATTTAGATGCTTGTTTTTGGTATTCTAGCATGCTATTATTATAGTCTTTGTCATAGTTAACATTATTTATTGCATTACATTTATTTATTAAAGACATAGCAATTATACTATCGCCCGAACCTAATATTGCCTTATCATAAAGTCCATTTATTTTTTCATATGCTTTTCTTGTTATTGCCCACGCATACCCAGGATGCCAATAATCTGTTCCTTTTGTTGTATAGTTTTTTTGTTTTTCAAAACAATAACCAAAACTATTAAATATGTTTAAATTGTTTTTTTCTTGATCCATGTCAATACAATGACTAAATAATTGAACAATGTCTTTGTATCCATTCAAAATTTTCAATGTATCTAATGCCCAAGAAGAACTATCAAATTCTACATCAGCATCTATCCACGCAAATGCCTTGTAATTTTTAGGCAATAAATATTTTACTCCTAAATTTATCATATTTTCTTTATGCCATAATGGAACTTCTGATTTTAATTGTAAATGATGCTTATTATTTTTATTAGTAATTATAAATTTTTGGTCTCCATATACGAGTTCTACAATAAATAAATTAACATGCTCTTCTTCCTCTTCTATTCGCTTAACAAATTCTTTTAATAATATATATCTTTTTGCATATAAACAAGGATTTGATATAACAATAATTACATTTAATTTTTCTTCTAATGGATTATTATTAGCAATTGCCAGTTTTGTAGAATTTATTGTATATTCAATATTATCAATTTCTATATTGTTAATAATTGTCATATTATATAATAACTAGTCAAATATTTATATATATTTCATTAAATCTTAATTTATTAAATCTTAATTTATTAAATAATTAATAAAATAATTAATAAAATATTTAATAAAATATTAAATATTACATAAAGTTAGTTGAATATTCTAATGTTTTGCTTTTTGAACCGCAAGGTATATTTTCTTCTACTAAAGTATAACATTTTGTTTTCTCACTATCAGTAGCAAATATTTTGTCTCGTAGTTCATTATGCTTTGGACCAATAAATTTATAACAATCTCTAGAATTACATACTTGTCTAAAGATTGTTGATAAACCTAATCCTAATAATACAGACAATATTATTTTTCCTATATTTGTATGTAATAAATTCTTTAACATATTCTTAATCATAGTGTTATATTATATATTATATATATAATATATAATATATATTAGTAATATAATTTTTTAATAATGTTTTTTTATCTTTAGAAAATATATTTAATCTTTAGAAAATATATTTTATCTTTAGAAAATATATTTTATCTTTAGAAAATATATATAGAATGTCTGTTTCAAAAAGTATTCGAAAGAAAAGAAGACAATCTAAAAAACGGAATATGAGAGGCGGAGATTTACCTACTAGTATGGCTATCCTTTCTTATAATACATCATTTGTATTATCAATGGCAAGTTTAGTTTCTTTCCCAGCAAGTGAAAATACTTCTATATATATACGCTTAATGAAATTAAAGACTTTAATGAATAATCAAGATACAGTACAAAACTTTATAAAAAATTACTATGGAACACTTTTTTTAATGTCTTGTAAAATAATAGCAGCTTTTTTTCTTGAATATGGATCAAGAGACTATTGCGTAGCAGCATTACAAGAAATGAATCTTACTCAGCATTATTTAACAACTATGGGAACAAATTTTAGTTCGCAAGATTTAGCTTTAGCTATTTTAGCTTGCGGTGTTCAAGCAAATACTACTGGATTAGCATATATAATACCTAGCGATAAAATAGCCAATTTTAGAGATAAAGTAGACAATAATGAGTGGTTTTCAAGTAATCCATTATATGGCAATTTTAACGCACAAAAAGTTGCCATTGTTGATTTAGGAGAACATCAATTATACAGAACTAATAATTTTTATAAAATATTTAAAGATGGTGTTGGAACACCAGATAATGGACGCCCTATGACATTAGTTGTTAGAAATGAATCCGATGATTGCTATACTTTGCATTTTAATTGTCATATACCCAATCCTTCGGCACTTAAAGCTCCACCATATACAAAATCTATTTTAGAAAATCATTCTGATGGAAATTCTGCTGAATTAGATACTTGGGCAACAATAACGTATCAAATAATAAATGAAGTAGCAGGGGCTTTATTACTAAGATTTTTTAGTGGTCAACAAATTAGTGAGTTGACACCAGATAAATGTAGAATTATATTTTCTGGTGATTTTAATGACGGAACTGGTAAGTTAATGACCTTAATGAAAACTCAAGGTCTAAATGTTGCTGGTAGTGGTTTGGTAAATATTCCAATCTTGTTTTCTGACTCTATGCCTATAAGTTGCTGTTCAAATTTTAATAGCGTAAAGCGTTCTGGAAGTCCTAATTCACCTCCATCATTGAAATTGGATGGAATAGACCAGCAAAAAAGCGGTCCACCAACAAATCCAATATTACTAGCGCTTTTAAACTCCACAGATCCAACATTAAGTCAATACGATGACATAGTAGATGCAACAAATTATGCTTTCATTGGTGACGGAACAGGAAGTAATATTGCTTTGGTATCACAAATATATGATCCAACTATTGCTTCAGGTATTCCTAATATTGGTTATCGAACTCTAACTGGAAACAATATTCGAGCATCCGATCATATGCCTGTTGTTAGTTATACTTCACGTCGTGAAGCAACAAGTAGTTATGAAAGAACAGAATCAAGACGATCTTCAGATGATACTGAGCGAGTTAGACGAGATGAGAGAGACGATGATGAGAGAGAAAAAGATAGAGATAGAGATACTGATGACGAAGACAATAATGAAACTAGTGAGGTTGATGAAATTGCTGCTAATGAAGTTCCACCTAGGGAATTTGGTGGAGGATATAGAAAAAAACATAAAAAACGTAAAACACAAAGAAAATTATCACAAAGAAAATTAAAACGCTATACAAAAAAGAGAAAATATAAAAAAAGTAGAAGGTAAGTATTTCATATTACTTTAGACTGGTAAAAGTTTTATTTTATTTTTATCGCTAGGACATTTAACATCTTTAATTCTATAAGCATAACAATTTTCAGCCTCATCTTTATATTCTATTTTATCTATATTATGAGGTGTTGGAAATACTTCCACTTTTCTTTTGTAGTCAAAGCAATAAATATATATTAACCCTAGTAAAAATGTAACTAGAAAGATGCCTACATTTATATATTTTGTTGCATTATTAAATTTTTTCTGTATGCTTGTAAAAAAGTTGCTCATTTAAATTCTAATTAATATAACATAATACTTTTTATTATACATAATACTTTTTATTATACATAATACTTTTTATTATACATAATACTTTTTATTATACATAATACTTTTTATTATACATAATACTTTTTATTATACATAATACTTTTCACACTTTAATTTTTGTCATTTAATTCTATTATTAAATCTTCTAAATTATAACTGTTTTGAAAAAATATAAATTGGTCGTGTTCATTTTTTTCTATATGCGACGATTTATATTTTAATTTCATTAATTCATTACCTAGAGGTGATAGTTTGCTGTTATGTATTTCAACAGCACTTTTCAAATAACTTATTTCCCCGGATGATTTAAATAATTCTAAAGCATTGCTATATAGTTTTTTATTAATTTCAAAGTCTTGCATTTTTTCTTGTATTAATAATTTCAATTCTTCATTATGCGTTATTGAATTATATAAATTGACTAAATTATTATAACTTTCTTGACTATTATTTAATTGTTGTTTCAATGTTTCGAATAATTCTACTGCTTTTTCCTCTTCAATATAATTAAAAAGAAAATCCAGTTTTGTAGTTATTATATTTTTTTTGTAGTTTTCTAAATTGTTTTGTGTTGTTAATAATTTATGAGAAATTTGTGTAAATTTTTTTCGCTCTAATGCTATATCTAATTTGCACGGACTAAAACTATTACCACACGTTGCTCTAAATAATTCGGGCGACTCCGTAAAAATTGTTCCGCCATCTTGTTTGCAATTTATGCATTTTGGTTTGTATTTTGCTAATATTTGTTTCTTTTGATCATAATCTTTACCATAATCACCCGATAATTCAGTTATTTTTTTTTGCTTACTTAACATATATTTATTTTTTAATCTATAATATTCTTCTAATTGTTCATAATAATTAGCTAATGGAATTGATGTCATTATTACACTTATACTTTAATAATATATTTAAATTTTAAAGTATAAATTTTTTACTTTATAATACATTTACGAGAAATATACTGTTTTATGCAATAAATTGGCTTCAACATGATTACCATAATCTGGTAGGTTTGTTATCATATTGTTTTTTATTTTTTGTTGATTATCAAGATTTTGACGATTATAATATATTAATTTAGACATAATATAGTCTTTATCTTTCATGCTTTTTTCATAATATTCTTTACTAGTGCTATTACCTTTATACCGCATATACAATATTGATGCTAAAACTATTACAAATAATAAAAACATGGAAACATTAAAAAAAGTATTGTAATTATTTTGTTTATAATTATGACATCCTTTTAACACTTCTTTGAAAAAATATTTTACTCCATTATCTACTAATCTTGGTTTTTCAGACATAGGTTTTTCATTTGGTCTATTTAAATTTATTGAATTATTTAATTTAAAATTGGTATAATCTAAAATATTGAAGTTCATTTATTGTTATTATAATAATATAAGTCATGTTTTATTATTCTCATATTTTACTAAATTTAAAAAACTAATTTTTACATTTTTTTAATACATTTTAATACATTTTTTATATTAAAATAATTTATATTTATAATAATATGGCGGAATCTGACCCACCTAATCCAAGCGGCACTATAATATATTTTTTTCTTATAACAATTGCTTATGCTGTGTTTGTTATTAATAAAATTAGTAGTACAGAAGATATTAATCAAGGGCTAAATAATGCAAATAATAAAAACGATAGTATTTTGTATATAATATTATTGGTAGTTGGTTCTTATTTTATCAATGCTTCCGTTTCAAAGGCAATATGCGGTTCTATTCAATGGGATTATGTTTCATTTATTACTTTAATACCTTGGGCAATTATATTTGGTTCATTATTTTTTATGTTAACACTATTTGTTGGATGGGCGACTCCATTTTCTAATACTATTGGATATTTTGTTATTAGTTGCTTAGAAGTTGATAAAACTTATGATAAAATATTTAAAACAGGTCAGGAGGCTAGTGGAAATGTTGAACTTATTAAAGCACTCGCTAATATGAATAGCAATAGAACAAAATTTGTTAACCAAATAAGCAGTGATGTAGTCGAGTTTATTACTTTTTTTAACAATATTAAAGATGCTGTTAAAGATGATGTAAAAAGTGAGGTAGAAAAGTTTAAAACAACACTAGAATCTCCTCCTTCTTTAGCTCCTTTAGAAACAAGAGGTGGTGCTCCTCAGAGCAATGCAAATCCTACTTCAAAAGAGACTGATCCTCCTTTGAAAAAAGTGATTCCTCCTTTAGTAAAATTATATAATTTATTGGTTATAAAACAATTTGTTGGTAAAATAGTATGGTACATATTGGCTGGAATATTAATTAGTTCTATTAGTTATAATTTACTAATAAGCATGTCCTGTAAAAAGTCATTAGCACAAATAAAAAAAGAGTTTGAGATTGCAGAAAAAGATAAGGCAAAACAAGCAGAATTAAAAGCAAATGGTTTTTAGCAGACCAGTTAAAATATAAATCTCTTAAAATTTATATAGCATAATATAGCTAAATATGAAATTATTGCTAAAATAATAACTGTTAACCATAATGGTAATATTGTTTTATTTTTATAACCAATACCAAATTCGCGTGGTTTTCCATTTTTATCAAACATTATATTTGGTTTGGTTACTAGTATAATAGCAAATAATAGTAAAAATACTATTATTGATACTAAATTTATATTTGTTACAACAAATTGTCTTAACATATTTAATATTATATTATATTTATAATATTAAATATTACCCTTATTGTAATTATTCTAAATTCATTGCTTTTAAAGAAAAAGTGGAATGTTTCCTAAGTTTATAGTAGGTGATTTATTTTCTTCTTTTGTTAGTGCGTTGTCTTCTTTTTTTGCCTTGTCCAAACACTAAATGAGTTGCATATTGTCGTTGTGGTATTACTGGAACCATTATACGATCATGCATTGGAACATTAATTGCTTGTATAATTGAATCAACAAGTTCTTTTAACTCTGCCTTTTCTATTTCATTTAATGGTGGAAAGTGATCAGTTAATAAATTTCTTAATGTGTCTATTTGCTGATATAGATCGGGAAGACGTAAGAAACCTGCTACCGTTCTGTCGGGTATTGTTCTTAATATATCATTTTTTATAGCATTTAGTCTAGTTGGTGTTGTATCTGTTCTTATTAAAGCAGTAGCAAATTTTACTAAATTACTATAAAAGTTACGGAGACGGTTTTCAAATTCATTTTTATTTTGCATAGTTCGTGTACTTTTCTGAATTCTGGATGCTGCATAATCTCTTAATATCATATTTGTTACATCACGGTACGCTCCACTATACATACTGGCCATATGAACTTTTCTTTCTAAAAATCTATTTCCTGCTTTGTTGTTTCTTTTTTTTGTTTTACGCATAGTTTATATTATATAAATATATAATATATATAAATATATAATATATTAAATATTAAATATTATATATTTATAAACTTTTTCTCAAGATTAATTTATTATTAAATAACTTAAATTATTGGATCATAGCATAATGTTTTAGCGTTGAACTAACAACATTAAACACATTTTCTACATTTACACTATTTCCTAATTGTTTATAACTTTTTTTATCATCGGTTGCCAATTTAAAGTCTTCTGGAAATGATTGAAGTCGCGCACATTCGCGTGGTGTTATATAGCGCTTTTCTTTTCCATAAATTGGGATTTGCGATATTGCTACTAATGTTGGAAAATACTCACATTTTTTAACTCTTATTCCTGATTGACGAATTTGAATAAAGTGATTAAAGATACTTTCATTTTTTTTAACAGGACCAGTTTGCCATTCTAATTTTCCAAAAATTACACGCTGCTTTAATAATGCTTTATGTTTTTTGAACCAAGGTTCTAAAATAGCATAATATTTTTGGACTAATGTGCGATTTTTATTAATAATGTCGCGCTTCCACACAGGAAATGAATTTAACTGTTTTTCACTATAATTGACAAAAGCATCATTAATCATTAATGTAGGAGAGAGTTTTTCTCCTACTTCCATTTGTTTAATAATTTCATCCCATGCTTCTAATGTCTCTAAGACACTTGAATTAATATAATATTTTGAAGGCACATTTTCACTATTTATAAACTTATTAAAATTAATAGTTTTTGGATCAATAGTCGGATTTAATACAATAGTTGGATTACTATTTAATGGCGGTTGCAATGTTTTAAGAACACATACAAAATAAATGCGCTCTCTTTGTTGAGGAATTCCATAATTATGTGGTGATAATTGGAAAAGTGTTAAATTATAACCTGTTGAATCTATTTTTTCTTTAATATAGTCAATTACTTCACCATTACTTACTTTTAAAATATGCTTTACATTTTCTAAAAACATAAATTTTGGTTTTTTTTCTTTGGCAATTCTAATTATTTCATCAAATAATAAACCTCTTGAGTCTTCAAAACATTTTTTCTTACCGCCATTACTAAATGCTTGGCAAGGAAATCCCGCAGTTAATATATCAAAATCAGGGAGTTCGCTTGGATTAATTTTTTTAACGTCTTCAACAGGTTTTAATCCATAATTATCCAAATATACTTCACGGCAATCTTTATCAATATCACACGCTAAAATACATTTTGCACCCAACTTTTTTAATGCCTGATGGAAGCCGCCAATTCCGCAAAATAAATCAATAAATGTTAGTGGTTCTTTTAAAATTGGTTCCATTAGTATTTTATAAATTATTATTAAATTATTATTAAATTATTATTAAAGTATTTAATATTTTAATAAAAATATTAATAAAAATATTAATAAAAATTTTATTTTTTGGATTTCTTTGATTTTCTTTTTTTTGTTTTTTTAAACTTTTGTTTCTTTGTATAATATCCCTCTCCTTCTTTTTCAAGAGTACTACTATCTCTAGTTTCGTCTTCGTCACTATTAATATCTCGCTGTTTGTGTTCTCTCTTATATGTTTCAGACCGTCTTCCTTTATAATATTTAGAACGTCTATAATGTTTAGTATGTTTAGAAATTTTAGAACGCCTATAACCTTGGTTAATTTTTAAATGTCTTTTAATGCCAAAACATACATATTTATTAATATCGCGCAAATGTGTATAAACATTAGTATTACAAATTTTAATAAGATTATCAGATTTATTTTTAAAAAGATGAACCAATTGGTGTATTGATAATAATTGATGAAGGTCTCCAAAAGGCTTTACTTCATATTCTAATGATACTCCTTCGTTTTCAAATAATGTTATTAACATATCTGAAATAAACTCAATATAATTAGGAGTATAATCACAAGATTCAAACATTATAAGTCTTAATAATGCATAATGTCTAATTTTACTGGCTTCTATTTGCTCTCTAGAATCCATAAAATTTAAATTGGACTCAACAAATTTATGAGTTGATAGTTTATCACACCAAACACCTGTATATTTGTAATCTGGTGCCTCGGGATCTTTAATATGTATGCTTTTCAAATATTTTAAATAATGCTTAGTATACAATGTTTCCAAGAATATTGACGGTGAGAATTCTGTATTCCATTCTTTTTTTGGTAAAATTTCTGTCATTATTTATATTGTTATAAAATAACAATATAAAATATTTTTTCTAGCAAAAAGATATATTTTAGATTAAGTTGTTAATCGTAGTCTTCATTTGGACCATTCGCATAATCCCCATCTTCCTCATTATTATAATCAAAATCATCATCATCTGGGATATTATTCATACTATATTCTTCGGCATCTATTGCCTCGTCGTTAATCGTTTGTTCATCCATTGCTAAATCATACAATTCTTTGTTCATTGCGGTAACATTATTATTTTGCTGTAATTTTTTCTCTTTTATTGCTTGTTTTTCTAGCGCTTCGCGCTCTTCATCATAGTTTTCTTTAACATATTGTGTTATGCCCTTTTGCATACCCTTGTTCCATTTTTCTAATTTGTTATTTTTCAAAATATTTTCAATTTCACGCTCTTCATCAGAGAGATTTTTGAGAAAATCGGTGATTAGATCTTTTTCTTTTTCTTTTGCCATATTAATTTTGTCTTTTACTTTTTTATAACCATTATTAATTAAATTATAATGATTGTTCATTATGGTTGAATATTCGAGTATATAATTTACACTGTTTTTCAAAAATTCATCTTTGTCATAATCATTTATTTGTAAATCTTGTAGTTGTAATAAAAACTCAGGAGAGTCACTAATAGTTAATAATTCATTGTATAAAGTATAAAAAACATAGTTATAAAATAATAGAATTACTTTTTCGTCAAATATGCTATTAATTTTTACTGTTTTAGACGAAGAATAGTCAGATATAAGAAATTTATTATATAAAAATACAGGCATTAACTCTAGCAATATTTTGCACCTTTTGGATATTATTTTAAACGCCACTATTAATTCTGGTCTTGCGTTAAAATTGTTAATAGCATTATAATATTTTTGCACTATGTTATAAATATCTTTATTATGAATATCTGATAATTTCCAATGTTTTGGAATTGCTCCATAGTTTACATTTTTATTTACAATAATGCATGGAAAAATATATATAAAGTTCATAATATAATTTTGATGAAATTTAGTATTTTCCACATCGATTGCTATATTTAAATTTTGAGAGAATTTAGCAAAATCACTTTTACTAATATTAGATTGTTTACTTATTATTTGTAGTATATTTTGCTTTAATAACAAGACCGATTTTCCCAAAAAATTTTTGAAATTACGAAGTTCCAAACTTTCACTACTTACAATAGAAAACTCATCTAATAAACTTTCCAATTTATTTATAAATTCATCATCTAATTTATAATAGCTATTTTGTGTATATGCTTCTATTAATATTCGCATCAACTCAATGTTATTTATAATAGGATAATTTGTTGCTATATGTATTATATTTTTCTTACTTACAATGTGTATTAATTCTACAAAAGAGGAAAAATTATAAACTTTGCCCTCGCTTTTGAGAGATTCTATTATTTCTTTTAATTGTTTATTACTATCAAAGTTTGTCGGTTTATCTAAGCATAATCCTTTTAATTCTTCATCGATTGGTAATAAATTAGCAAAATTACAGAAATATATAAACGCTTTATAAACTAAGTCTTCGCTAAAACTTGTAGTTTGTGAAATTATTTTTTGTTTTGTATTTTCCTGATTATATAATTGAGGAGCATAAGTCAATAGATCAATGCTATTTAAAATATTATTATAAAACTTAACGGTCTTATTACTCGTTTCAATTGAATTATCTTCGCTCATAAAGTATTCGCTTGTATTTTTGCTTGAATTACAGCACGCATTTTCTAAAAATGGATTATCATTTGAATTTTTTAATAGTGGAGTATTCTTTTTGACAATATTTTGTATTTTTTCTATAATATAATAACTTGAAAATATTGCTTTCGACTCTATTATTTCTTTAATATTATTTTTTTCCCCACGAGCAAATGTTTCATATAATGTAGTTTTAAAACCATCATCAATAGCACTAATATTTTCAGATGAAATTTTTATATCATACAATGGAGGATTAAATGTATGCCAATTATTAATAGATAAATATTCTGGAATTGCATCATCGGCTACTTCTTCTGATAATAAGTAGTCACGTTTTTTGTTTAAATGACTTGTTAATTCTTTGTTTGTTATAATATATCTCTCTATAAGTGCTTCTATTTTTTTCATAATAGTGGCCTCAGACATTTTTAATATACTATTCCAAGGTTGTATTGAACTCTTTATTTTATTTGCTATACAAGATATATAGGCAAGCGTTGTTTTATCTTGTTCTCCGTCTAAAGGATAACCTTTGAATGATTTAATACATCCCGGAAATGTTTTTTTAGATTTTAAAGACGGAATATTTATTTGAATAGCATATATTATAAAGGTAAGTGTTAATAATAATAATGAGGAATTATATGTTTCTTCGTAGCTCGGCATAGCCTTAACTTTTCCTTCCTTTTTTGTAGATTTTAAAAGAATTTCGTCATATTGTTTTTTTGTGGGAATGCTCGAATTTTGAATAGTTATTACATTATTTATAATTAATTCATGGTTATGTGATAAATTAATACCAATCATTAAAGTCATTGCCTTGACTATATTTAATATTATTTGAGTATTTGGATTTGACGATTTTGATTTAGTTAATTCTGTAACTTGTGCATCGGGACTAATAGTATATTCATTTTCTAATAGCGCTCGTGTTTGCAATTTAAACCCTTTCTCATCATAACCCTCATCACTATTAAACTCTATTGATTTAATAATATAACCACTATATTTATCTACCCAATAATTATTGTCATCACTTAGTGTTCCTTGTTCTGCACATATGTAGTCTAACTCTTTGGCAAAGTCCATTTTATTAATAAAAGCATTAGCCAATTTCAACAAAAATAATGGTATTAATGGTTGTCCTGTTTTAATACAATACAACATATATGGTGTTTCATCTTTAATTGCCTCGCGTGTAAAGTTTAAACAAAATTTTTTAATTGTAGCATATTTAAAAGCAATGTCCCTAATTTTTAATACTCCATCTCTCAACTTTACATATGGAGACTCCGTTTTATTTTCATAACCAATATTAGGGTCTTCCAAACTTAATAAATAGTTATTTAATGTTTCTCTCCGGTGCTTATTTATAGCATTGATTGCTTGAATTCTAGTTTTAGAATTTTCATAATTAGTATTGATTTTGCCTTTAATATCTTCTATGCTTAAATCATATTTGCTTTCAAAATTTTTCAATATTTCATCTACTTCCTTATTAATATTTGCTTTTTTGGCATCAGCAAGTGTTAAGCATTTATCATCTTTTGAAATACATTCTTTATTTGAATCACAAAAAATTTGATTTGATTCAATATAAAAATTATCTTCAAATTTGGGATCTATTAACCATACATCGTTTGTCCTAATATAAACATAATTTTTATTGCTTCCCTTATCAACTAATATAGCATAATCACCATCAACAATCTCTCTCTTTTCATCTATTATTGCCTTTGCTTCGCGAAATGCTCGCACTTTAGTTAAATTCATAACAGTCATCAATTTATTTGCCAAAAAATCTATAAATTGTTTTGTGTCCATATTTGCTCTCTCTGTTTTGTATTCGTTTAATATGCTATAAAAAGTATTATCATATATTGAATCAAAATATATAAGTTTATTATTATCATTCTCTAACGATTGTAATGTATTATATTTTTTAGACAACACATATTTTTCACAAGTATTTTGCATATTGTCCAAGTCACCTTTTAATATATCTTTCGATGAAACTTGTTGTTGTTGTGCCGATGAAACTTCTGCATCTTTGGTTTTAGTTTCTTCTTCTTTTGTTTTAGTTTTTTCTTTTTCATATGCTTTTATAAAATTTTCTAACAAATTGCCCACTATTAAATCCATTATGTTTTTATTAATACTTTGCATGAAAAATTCTGCACTATCAATTTTCACCATATAGCTATATAATTCTTCATTGTTATTTAAGTGTTCTTCGGCAATTTTATAAAAATTGAATAATTCCTCTTTTAAGTCTTTTGTTAAAATACTGAATGAATAATTTATATTTGCTCCTTTTGTATCATTTTTGGCAGCCTCTTTAATAGTTCTTATAAAATTTGAAAAATTGGCCTCTTCATATTTGTAATTTTTCTTATATAGATCAATGTTTAAATTAATTATTTTTTTTATATTTTTATAATCTGTTATATGTAAATTATAGAGATCAATATTTAATCCTTGTAGATCATATATAAATTCTAATAAACTATATTTGCGATTTTCTAGAGAGTCAGGTTTATATATTGTAATGTATTCTTTAATAAATGAACTATTTGTTGGTATAAAAGATTCAAGTAAATAATTCATTTTTTCCAAATAAGGAAGTTCTAATGATTCATCAATATTAAAATTATTAATAGTTTGCAATAAGCTATTATTATGAATATTTGCGTGGCTATTTACAAAATTATCTTTGTAGGAATTTTCTAACACATATTTATTATAGTGCGTATTTTTATTTAATATTTCGTGGTAATTAATAAAATTCAAATTTAAGTTTGCCCTATCACATATATTTGTATATGGAGTATTAATTTTAGAAAAATTAAATAAGGGCAATGGTAGTGTAATAAAACCTATAATATTTACGAAATCATTTGGAATTAACTTACTTATTTTATTGAATTTTTTATTATTTACATAATAAGTTTCTAACATATTTAATCCTTCGTTATAAACATCAATAACAAAACGACTTTTAGATAATTCTCCCTTTGTTATGCTATAATTATAAAAATCATCTACAATAGAGTTAACCATTTCTATTTGTGTATTTACACTAATATTTTGCTCACTATAATTAGAATAATTATCTAATAATTGGATCAAAGATTTTATATGTTCTTTATAATTATTTATTTTTTCTTTTGAACTATTATTTGCCCATTTTAACGATATAGTATTTAGTGTTTCTATAAATTCACCAATATGTTGATAATTATATGCATCTTTATCTTCTAAAAAATCTGTTTCATCAGTTTCATTTATTATTAAATTACGAACATTTGATAGCACAGGTAATATGTAATAAATTTTTTTATTTAAATTAAATAATTGCTCTTTTAAATGTTTATAATGTTGGCCGTGGTCTTCTATTAATGATGGATTGTTATTGGCATCAAAATTAGAATATAATGTTCGTAATTGTTTATAGTAATTTAACTCATTGTGAATTTTATTGATAACTTCTTCTGTGCGTTGCTCTGGTAAATAAGCATTTATTAACTTATCTAAATAATCATTTGTTTGTTTGTCTAAACTATAGCGCTGTTCTCCTTCCGAAACATTTACTTCGTGTTCTAGATCATCTAATTCTGCGCCTAGTTCAATTGTGTCTAATATTATATTTTCTAAGTCAGATTTAGCATCATATGCTTTTAAATCATAGTCTAATTCTTGTGTAGAATCTTGATTTAAATAACTTTCTTCTATAGTATCCGAAGAGCTAGTTAATTTTTCTTCACGTGATGCAAGTAATTTTGTTTCATCTAATTTTTCGCGAACTATTATTTTTTCAATATTTAAATGCTCTGGAATGCCAGAATAAGCAAAATCAATATACAATAGATCCTTTTCCGGTAATGTAGTAATTTCTATCATATCATTTTCTATATTAGTAATAATACCATTTAACACTTTTGGTATTGGTTCTCCAAAATAAATAGAAATGTATTTTTTCATTTCTAAATTATTTTGAGCAACAAAACTGGGACTTTTATGCCTACTCAATAATAATATATTTGCTATAGATTCTTCTTCTAGTTTTCCAGATTGTGTTATATTTAATGTAATTATTTTTTCAGCATTTATTAATACTATTTTTTCTTGGTTAATAAATTTGATAAAATAGATTTTATCATGTAATGAAGTGTTGCTGGGAGCATCAAATTGAATAATATCTCCTAATTGAAGTTTCATATTGTTTGTTTGTAGTGGTCTCTCTTGTTCTATTTCCTCTTCCAATTCCTCGAATTCTTTTAATTGATCTGTTTTACTCATAGCAATCTTATATTTATAATAGAAATTATTATAATTCTAATATTATTTCCAGTTATATAATATTAACCCTTTTAAATATTATATTTAAAAGATTTAAAGATTTTAAATGATGTACTATTATTATCTTAGATTCATTTCTATGGTAACTATCACAAATTCAATTAGTCTTAATGTTTCAAATGTGTTAAATAATGAATTCAATTATTTTAATATTAAAAAATATACTTTCAACAATACTGAATACAAAATCATTAGATATGTTAAAGAAAAACTTAAAAATTTATTAATTTTTGGATTAGACGATAAGTATTCAGAAGTTTCTAAATATCGTTCTGTTATTATTAGAAATAATAAGGTCGTGTGTTTTGCACCAGAAAAATCATTAGATTATTCTCTTTTTGTAAATAACTATAGCACAGAAAATAGTTGGTTAGAAGATTTTATTGATGGCACAATGATTAATGTGTTTTATGATAATATCAAAGAAATTTGGGAAGTTGCAACACGTTCTAGTGTTGGAGCAAATATTGTTTTCTTTAATGATGTTAAAAACTACAAATATTTTGATAATAACAATTATTTTAAAGATTATTACAATCTAACATTTCGCTCTATGTTTTTTGAGGCATGTAATAGTTGCAATTTAGACCTTAATTGTTTAGATAAAAAATATGTATATAGTTTTGTATTACAACACCCATTTAATCGCATTGTTACTCCTATTATTACACCTGTTGTTTTTCTTGTTAAAGTTTATGAAATTGTTCATCCTATTAATAATGTGCTAAGTAGTGATAACTTAAATCATGTTATTATTAATGAAATTGACATTCAATCATTAGTAAATGCTCCGCCATATATATTTATTAATAGCAATGTTAAATTTGTTAATAAGTATCCAGTGACAAATTTTCAAGAAATTAAAGATTATTATTCATCTGGTAATGCCGGATATAATTGTGTTGGATGCTTTTTATATAGTAAAGATGGAACACGTAGTAAAATTAGAAATGCAAGTTATGAAGAGGTGCGAAAACTTAGGGGCAATCAACCCAAACTGCAGTTTAATTATTTAACTTTAAAACAGCAAAATAAAGTGGGAGAATTTTTACAATATTATCCAGAACATACAGTGATTTTTAATAAATTTAAATTGGCAATGTATCATTACACCAATAATTTATTTATGAATTATATTAGTTGCTTTGTTCGTAAAGAAAAACCATTAAAAGAATATGAATTTGAATATAAAACACATATGTATAAATTACACGAAAAATATAAGGCCGAACTTAAACCAAACCAAAAAGCAATTGATAAGAAATTTGTAATTGATTATGTAAATGCGCTACATCCAGCACAGCAAATGTTTTTGATTAATTATAAGAGTCCTCAAGTCAAAGGAAGTTGCGCAATGAGTTATGATACTAGTGTTATGTGTGCTAATACTTGTCCAACTAGTGTTATTAGCGAAACTTCTAAAGAAGAAAAAGAAGAAATGGATTGTTCTATTTAAGTGCTAAATTTTAAACTTGAAGTTTAAATAAATATTTATAATAAATATTTTAAAAACAAAATATTTATTATATATTATATACATAACACATTATGGGAAATATATGTGACATATTTTCTTTTAACAAAGAATATAATAATGAATGTACCAAAGAATGTTTTAAAGAATATAATAACGATAAAAAAAATAATAAAAATAATGTTCCGTTTTTAGATATTTCTAATATTTATTATGATGAGCATGCCGAACCTCCGTCTTATAGTCAGTTACGTAATGCTAAAAATAATGAATATGTAGCACATTATGACTAATTAATGTTTGTGGCGCATATACCAAAAGTGGTTGCTATGCCGGCGCTGTTCAGCTAATTTAATCCAAACCCTCGCATAGTTAGGGGAAGCATCCCATTGTTCTGCGAGATGTTGCTCGACAAAATCAATCCCCTCATTAGGACGCATATTATACCGCGCACGATAAATCTCCGGCAATTCAATTGCTAATTTATCTATGAATTGTGCTTTCCAGACACGCACTGCTCGCCCTCTTGCTGTTGCCTGTATAATTGTTGCCGCTGTATATTTTTGCGCAACAGATGGGAACCGCTTATCTAGTGCTTCCAGTGCTTTTTTAGCAGCAATATATTCATATGCGTCAGCTTGAGCATCATCCCTCCACATTGCCGCAGCAGCGGCAGCATCGTCGAGATTATACACATTTGTAGACACCGCCCCCACCCTCATCAATCCTACCATTGCAAATAGAGGTGGTGATGCCATGTCGGCAAAGTCATCTGAGTCGTCTGAATCGTAAGATTCGTCGGTGTCGGTTTGGGATGTTGCCTTGGTTTCCCATTCTTGTGCCTTTGCTTCTGCCCACACCAATGCCGCTTCCCACGCCTCTTCATCTGATATAGGTTTAAATGAAATTGGTTTAAATACACGTTCGTGTGCATCACTCAAGGCAAAGCATTCTTTATTTGTGTTAATGTTTTTGACCTCTTGTTTAATAATAAGTCTAGCATCAAGTGGTTCCAATTGTGGAACTGGAATTACTGGCGGAAAGCAAGACTTAATAACACGCTTTGCCAATCCAATATAGCAATTCATCATTATTTGATTATTGACTATAGCTCTTGTTTTATTGCTTTTAGACTTTTCATAGCAACTTAAAAAAATATCAATTTTTTTTGACTATACAAAATATTATATATAAGCAATTGTCTATTTTGAACTAAAATATTCCTTAATAGAATTAATTAGCATAATAGAACTATTAATACATTCTTCGTAATTTAGCAAAATATCATCTTTTGTAATCTGATTTTTATAAGACAATTTAATAATACTAAAATTGTCGTGAGGATGTTTCTTTAAGAAACTAACATAATTTAAATTTTTCGAATTAATAAAATATTTGTCATAAAAATTGAACTCAATAATTTTACCAATAGTGTAATCCTCATTTTCTAATCTAATAGTATATGAATTTTCCATAGTATCTTCAATTTCTTGGATAAGATCCATATTTTCTTTAATTAATTTTAGTGAATTAAATAATTTTTTTATTAGTAAATTTGTGGCAATTTCAACTAGTTTAAAATTATCATAAATACCAATAGTTTCAATAATAAAATCAAAACTATCTTCTTCAAAAATGCGCTTAGCATCTAAAATCATCCAATCTTTTTTCATAATTTCAATTTCTTCTTTTCCATATTTTAGTTTTAATTCAGTTTCTTTTGATTCCCAAGCATCTTTAATTTTTACTTGATCTAAAGTATTCCCATAACTGCAAGTGCTTACTACATTAAACATTCCGTCATTTTTAGCATTACTAATAGTAAATTTTGCTTCTAAATGTAATTGTTCTTTATCCATATTAGAATCAATTTTTGGTCTTAAACGGAGTAGATCAATATAATCTCCTGTCATTGGATCGGGAGGAAAAATCTTTTGCACTTCTCCACGAGTTAAGTATTTGCCTGTTTTAATATTTTTAATTTGAAAATCTTCGCTAGTAATATAAATAATAACATTTGACTCATTACCTTTATTTACTTCTAAAACATATTCATCATATGGAAAATCTTGTAAAGCATCAATATGAATAGGAATACAACTTAATCGTTGCTTAATTAATTCGTTATTTAAACGAGATTTATTGGTAAAAATATTTACATTATTTTTTTCATATGGATAACTTTCAATAGCAATAACTGGAATTTCTGATAAAATTACTCTACGCAACCCATTAGCATAACTTACATTTACATTGCTTAAAGTAAAACTCAATGTTCCATTTTGCTCTTGCACATTAGAAATTTTTGCTTTAGAAGACATTTATAATTATATAAATATAATTACATCTTATATTTTTCAATTTTTATTTTAATTAAAATAAAATAAAATAAAATAAAATAAAATAAAATAAAATAAAATAAAATAAAATAAAATAAATAAAATAAAATAAAATAAAATAATTAGTTTGATTATATATTAAAAATTATTAGTAAAAATTAATAATACAACTTTTTAGATGAGTTCTATATTATATTATAGTAATTTTTGTGAAAATTGTAAAAAGTTGTTAATAATATTATCTAAATCCGGAATTAAAAATAACATTCATTATATTTGCATAGACAAACGAATACAAAAAAATAATTCTACTTATGTAATATTGGAAAATAATCAAGAAATATTATTACCAAATACTATTAATGCGGTTCCAGCACTAATGTTAATTAATGATAATTATAAAGTCTTATATGGTGACAATATTACCAATTATTTAAAACCCATTGAACAAGTTGTTGTTCAAAAAGCAACAAATTTTAACATGGAACCATCTGCCTTTAAATTTGACGGAATGTCTGCAGGAGTAGTTTCTGATAACTTTAGTTTTTTAGACCAAAATAGTGATGATTTATCAGCAAAAGGCAGTGGTGGTTTAAGACAATTATATAGTTATGCTACTATTGATTATAGCGATAAAATAGAAACACCTCCAGATGATTATGTTCCAGACAAAGTAGGAGACATAAATATTAAAAATTTAGAACAACAAAGAAATAGTATGACTAGTTAAATGGTATTATTGTTCCATTACATTTAAAAAGAATATTATAAATTATATTATAATTTATAATATTTTTATTATTTAAAGTGATAATATTATTTTTAATATAAATGACAAGTTTTAATAAGGAGTCACTATTAGAAACTAATAAAGCTATTACTTTGATAAATTTTTATAAAATATTTAAAGATTTAATAATTGATTTAAATAATTGTTTTAAAGACAAATTAGGACTACTTATTCAAAACAATAAAGATTATCAAAATATTATAAATTATTGCTTACCAAATTATAAAGATAATATGAATGCCGATGAATACGTTAATTCTATAGAATTAACTTCATTAAGTATTGATTTTATGGAATCTATTAATAATGTTTATGAATATTGCAAACGCACATTTGCTGTAAGAAGTATTGATATTTTATATCAAAATGAAGATATTTTTTTAAATAAACCAAATGTTAAAACTAATGATGAAAATCCACAAATCATCAATACTGTTTTTTTACCAGATATTGAATTTTCTGATTTATATTATGATGACACAAGCGATAAAACAAAACAAACATTGTGGAAATATTTACAATTAATATTATTCAATATTATTACCACTATTGATGATGTTTCATTTTTTGGTGATTCACTCGAATTACTTAAAATTATTGATGGCGATAAGTTTTCATCTAAAATACAACATACAATTGACGAACTATCAAAGGTGTTCTCATTTAAAGAGAAATGCGACTCAAATAATGAGTCAAGTAATGAGTCGTCTATGCCAGATTTAAACAATATGTTTGCTGATATATCTAGCAATCCATTTAATATGTTTGCTGATATGTTTAATGACTTATCTGGAAATAATGCCGATGAAAATAAGGAAACAACAAATAATACTGATTATGCTATTCCAGATAAAGAGGAACTCTTTTCACATATTAATAAATTAATAAATGGTAAAATAGGTTCGCTCGCTAAAGAAATTGCCGAGGAAACAACAAAAGATATGAATTTAGATACAGAAAATATAACAGATGTAAATGATGTATTAAAAGGATTTATGAAAAATCCTGCAAAATTATTAGGTCTTATTGGTAAAATAAGTAATAAAATAAACAGCAAAATGAAAGATGGGTCATTAAAAGAAAGCGAGCTTTTAGAGGAAGCAACAAATATTTTTAAAAATATGAAATCTATGCCCGGAATGGGAAATTTCAATGATATTATTAAATCAATGAATTTAGACCAATTTATGCCAAAAGGAGGAAAAGTTAATCCAACTGCTTTTCAAAATATGATGGAGCAAAATGTTAAAATGTCTAAAATGAAAGAACGTATGAGAAAAAAAGCAGAAACCAATTGCGAAGCAAATAAAACTAATATGAGTTATAGAGAAAATTATGATTCTAAAAACTCTAAAACTGAAACAAATACTAGTTCCGAAAACATCAATTTAGATGATTTAACTGCTAATCTCTCATCTTTAATGTCTCAAATGGAAAATAATACCAGTTTTATTGATGATATTATAAAAAAACAACAAGTAAATGCCAATACCCAACCAATGTGTAGTGATGAAAGTTCTAAACGAAAATCTAATAATAAGCGAAAAGTAAATAAGAAAAATAAGTAGAAAAACTACTTATTTTAATTCATCATAATTATTTAGAAATAATTAGTCTATTATAAAACCATAATTTTAATAATTTTTTTATACATTTATTACAAAATAATTATTAAAATATATTATAAACTTATTAAAATATATTATAAACTTATTATAATATATTAAATTATGGTTAATAATGAACCTTATATAGGAAGAAATATTGTTGATGTAAAAGATATAAATATTAATAAGAATGTAAATACTAATAAAGATAATAACATAAATAATCCTGAAAATGAAAATGAAAATGAAAATGAAAATAACAATAATACTGATGCACCCCAAACATTTTGGTTAAATAATCCTATTATCTTAATTGATAAAAATGCTATTACAGAAGTTTGGCCTCTTGAAAATATGACACGAGAACAAAAAATAAATGCAATAACAAGATTAGTAATATTATTGACACTAATAGGATTTCTATTTTTAAATAGTATAAAAATTTTAATTACTGGAGTAATTGCTATAATAATTTTAATTTTTACATATTATATTTTAAATAAAAATAATGATTCAAATAACTTTAAAGAAACATTTAGCAATGAAGAAATATATGAAAAAGTCAAACATAATTTTTCAAATCCGACTTCATCAAATCCGATTATGAATATATTATTACCTGAAATACAAGATAACCCAAATAAACTTCCTGCTGCCCCATCATATAATAATGCTGTTAAGAATAGTATTAATGAAGAAACAAAAAATTTTATAGCTAGTAATTTTGAAAACAGTGAAACTATTAAAGATAATTTATTTACTAATGAAGCAGATAATTTTGAATTTGAACAATCAATGAGGCAATTTTATACAACAGCAAATACTCGAATTCCTAATAATCAATCCGAATTTGCAAGATTTTGCTATGGAAACATGGCATCTTGTAAAGATGGAGATGTAGAAATGTGCTTAAAAAATTCATTAAATGATACTAGATCATAAATATATATATATTAATAGTTTTGAACTATTTATTAATATATTATTTAATAAAGCAAAAAAATAATATATTAAATTATTATAAATGACTTCAACAATTGCTTTTCCATATATTTTTGACTCAATGTCTAGAATAGGCAATGACTCTCCTGCAATTGATCAGCGAAATATTCAAAATGTAAATAATGCAAATTATAATTTAGAAAATTACTATCCGGCGTGCCCAATGAGTAAAGCACAAGATTTTGCATTAATGCAACCTCACGTTTTTTATAAAGGTTCTCACGAAGGAGGTATTAAAGGTTGTGAAATTGAAGCAAATAATGAATTAAAATATACTCATATTTCACGACCGGCTTGCAAATTAACATTAGTGACCAGACCCTTTTTGACAGTTCCTTATTTAGGAAAAGGTTTAGGAGATTGTGATATGGAATTTCAATTAAAAACAGGTCAATTTGAATTAAATAAGAAAACAGTTAATAATACTATGGAACAATCTTTTTCAGAATATAAAAACTATCCATTGATTGATTCCGTTCAAGAAAAGGTTTCAAACACTGCTTATGTTATTGAAGATGACGCTATGAAAGGATGGCAACGAGGCGGTATGAGCGCTAGAGAATTTGCACGCAATCAAGATAGTAAGCAATAAGCAATAAGCAATAAGTAATAAAATTTTAAATATATTTTAATATAATTATATTAAAATATAAAATAATAATTATATTAAAACTATAGTTATTATTTTATATATTTGATGTCATCAAACAACATTTCTTTAAGTGATTATTATAATAATATAGAAAATATGGACTATAACAATGAATTTTTATGTACTTATAAAAATATGGGCAAAGAATATTATCAAAATTCATGTTATCAAATTCAAATACTACAAGCATTAAATATTAGTAAATATGATGATACTATTGTCTCTAATCATATTGAAAAAATTTATTATTTTTTACAAAATTATTACGAAATTGATATTATTTTATTGGTATTAAAAGAAAAATATAAAAATTCAAGTATTTCTTTTTTTATAGAAAATAGTAATTCAGCATTATTTCAAATGTTATTTAGTTATGATTATTTTGATATTTTTCATAAATGTTTATGTCATTATTTGAGAGATAAAAGACTAAAAGTAGAACCAGACATCACTAAGAAATATTTTACTGAATTAAAAAATATTGTGCAAAAATAAATTGTTTTTAAGGGGTTTTATAATTCTGATTTATAACTTGTCATAAATAATAGTTAATATTGTTTTGCTATTAAAATATTTATTATGATAATAAATAATAAATATTTTACTATATTATTTAGGTGGTTTAAGTATGCCCATCTTGCTTTTAAGAAAATTATTCTTTAATATAACTACTCGTGCATAATTTTTTTATTATTTTATCATCATTATGTTCTTTATTATTTGCTATTGCTACCAATGTATGTGTATAATAATTTTGTTTATTTTCATTATTTTGAAAATCTGGATTTTCTTTTGTCCATTTGCTAAGTGCATAAAATTGTTTAGTAGATACATTTTTTATTGCTTTCCTGATTTTCTCCTTATTAACATCTTTTTCCCAATTATCATCATCTTTAATATACAATGATTCACGTTTTATATCTGTGCAATGAATAGGACGTTGATAAAGTCCTAGTTTATTCATATTTTCAATTATTACATTACTTAATCCATTTACTAACCCATTATGTTTAGTATAATCTAATTGTTGCAAGCTAACCTCTATTGATTTAATAAAATCGCTCATATTTATTGCATCTTTGCATTTTTCGTTTAAGAAAACTTGAATATTAAACTTTTGATTAGTTGTTGTAATATTAGTTCCTACTTTTGGAATTAATTCTTTTATTGTATTAGTTAATTCTTTTATTTGATTTTGCTGTTGTTTTACTACTTCCAATATTAATTCTTTTGATAATGATAATTGATGATTTAAATTATCATTGTTTTCATGGTCCAAACATTTTTTTTTATGTCTATATAACCCAGAACTATATTTATATATTTTATTACAATTTACGCACTCGTATTGCATTTGGGGTTTTTTGGGGTTTTTTTGTATCTTATTTGTATCATTTTCCCTTTTTTTGTGTTTTTGGGTTGATAAATGTCTAACATAATCTTTTTTGTTGCTCGATATGAACTCACAATTTTTGCAAGTAAAAATTTGGGGTTTTTGGGGTAAAATTTGTGTATCCATTATATACCATTATAGGATATATAAAAAAACCCCTAAATATTTTTGCTTGAAAATATAATTTTTCAAAAAAATTATGCATTGCGTTTTTAATGAGAAAAACTTCGCAATGAGACCTTAAAGGTCTAAAAGTGCTTTTTTAAAAGTTTTTATTTTAAATTTTATAAAAGGGTACAAATTTAGAAATTGGACATTTATAAATGTCCATTTTTCAAAAAAATTTTGAAATTTATTTTCTCAAAATTTGCACATTTTGAACTTTTTAATAATGCTAATAAATAAATATATATAATATATATTTAATAAACCATATATGCAATCAGTGGGGGGAGTATTCATTTTGTGCATAGTTTCTATATTTCCAAGAATTTGCAAATATACTAATTTGAATTAGTATTTCAAATTATATAAATTTAAAATAATAATTTAGATTATATAATAATATTATGACTTCAACAAGAAATAAAAATACTCAATTGAATTATAATTTAGAAAAGTCTAATACTGAAAAAATATTCCGTGAAAATATATATTCACACTCCTCATATGGAAGACCTATTAGTGAATGTATTCCCTCATTAGGATATATGCCAAGTCATATTTCCAGAGAAGCATTATCTCATAATTCTATAGATATTGAATCACAACTAAGAGGTATAGGTTCAACTAATTTAGAAACTCATTGCGAACCTATTATTCCAAACATTACAAATTTGGAATTTAAAGATTTTTTTGATAGACCACAAACCATTATAATGCCTTATCCAATGGTCTATGAGATTAATCAACGCCCTGCATTATCATAATTTTATATAATTTTATGTATTTTTATTTATTTTTATAAATATAAATAAATAAATAAATATAAATAATATATTGCTATTATGCTGATAAATATTTTCCTTTGCCTTTTGCAAACATTACAAAAGGAGTGTATTTTTTTACGCTATTACATGTTGGATCATTTAATGTGTTATTAATAGATACTACATTATTTGTAATAATGCCATTATTTATACATTCTTGTGATAAGTTATTTCGAACATTTGATCTAACAATATTAGCAAAATTTTGTTTTTTTAGTGAGTTTGATGCAAACATTCTATTGTTCTTTACTGAATCATGTTTTATCGCATTTTGTTTAACAGCAAGTTTGTTGCAAGTAGAATCAATACAAGTATCGCCGATTTGAAATTGAGTAGTAAAGCCTCTTCCATTTATAAAACTAGGTTCATATGGTTTAATAGATAATAATTTTGGAATATTATTTAATCCAATAATGCCTTGTATCATTTTTCTTGATAAATTACTACCATTTTGCGCAGGAACAAATGCAGCATTTGTAGTTGATGTGCGTCCTCCACTTCCACGATATTGTTCAATTGCTTTTGATAATGTATCAATCTCTGTATCAAATTTTATTTCAATATTATTATTGGGATATCTAAATCGTTCATCTGGGTCGTTAATAGGATCATGATAAATATAAATACAATCTATATTAGTAAAATCACTTCCTCCACTAGTCTTAATTAAATTACTAATAGATAAACTATAAAAATTTAATAAACCATAACCATATTCATAATAATTTAGAAAATAATTTTCTTTTAAACCTAAAGGAGTTAAATCTAATAATAAATCTAAATTGTTAGACAAAAAGAAATATTCATTATAGTTATATCTTAAATCATAACCCTCATCGGAGTTTATTGAAAAGATTCCTGCCAACAATTCGCGTCTATTTATAAGTCTTATAGAATCAGGAATCTTTACTATATTTTTAAATTTCACTTTTATAGCGGTGTTAGCTATGTTATAATTTATTGATTGTATATTATTTACAGTTGCTAAGTTATTAAAACTATTTGTAAAATAATTATTCGTTAGTGCATCAAAATAACTATCAAAATTTAAATTAAAAACCTTACCCACATTAGAATTACTTCTATTGTATAAAATATTATTATATTTTATTGTATTATTAATATTATGACTAATATTGTTATTGTTACTAATATTATTAACATTGGTATAATTTAATGGAATATTTAGCAAATAATAATTATTTAGATTTGGTATGAGAGAAGTATATTTAAAATTAGTGTTTATATTTTCCGTATTTATATTTTTTTTTATTTTCATAACTAATTTTCCATTAGAATTATAGGAAAAATGCACATGATTAAATATGTCGTGTTGAGTAATTCCTGTTAATTGATTGCCAAGTGATATAAACATAAGATTTGAAACATCTATTAACCTTTTACTAGTATTATTAAAATTTCTAGTTTTGTAATAAAAATTGCTATTTATATCTAATACTTTTAAGTTATTAAAATATATATTTCTTGAACCAAAAATAATTTTGCTATTGCTCTTTAAATTTTTTAATAAACTAAAATTATTGGTCTTAATGAGAAAAGTTTTAATAATATTATTAGGTAAGTTTATATAAGAAATATCTCTTAAATTAGCATTGTTTAAACTAAAATTATAACTTAAACTAATATCATAATAATTAACATGTTTATAATCCAGTGTAAGTTTATTATAAGAGAATATATTACGATATATTGAATAATCAACTTTTTTTATTAAACTATTCAAACTAGTATCATTATTATTAAAATTAAAATTATTTTTACTATTATCAATAAGCAATGAATTATAATCATTAACATTAAAGTTTATAATGTTTGAACTGTCTATTGTAGTATTTATAAAAGAAAAATCATTAGTTATATTATTAATAGTATAACCTATGTTATTATAGCATATATCTGTTGATATATTATTTGATGTTATTAAATTATTACTTATTTCATTACTATATTTATATAAGTAATCTCTGAAATTTATTTTATAAATATCAGAATTACTAAAATAATAATTTAAATGATATATAAAACGATTATATAAAATATTACTGTATGAGTTATTAATATAATAGGAGTTATTATTTTCAAAAACTGTATTACTTAAATCATTAAATAAATTGTTGAATGAATTATCATTAATGTCTAAATTTTTTACAAATGCTATTTTACCGTTGCTATTATTAGATGAATCATAAATAAATTTAATATTATTTTTCATATTATTTTTAGTAATTAAACAACTAGAAGTAGAAGTAGAAATACCAAGTATTGTATTATTTATTGTTCCACTCAAAATTACTCTATTTTTATAATTATTATTTAAATTTTTAAAAATATTTTGCCAACTAATATCATCATTAATATTATTATTTAAATTAATAATATTTGTTTTTATATATAAATTTGTTCCGACATTTTTCGTATTTATTATATTGTTTGATAAAATAATATAATGATTTCTAGTATTAGAAATAGTCATAGTTATAATATATATTTATAAATATGGATATTTAAATTATAACTTATTACATAAATTTTAATATTATGATAATATTATCATAATATTATGATACTATTATGATACTATTATGATACTATTATGATGTTAATACATCAGTATTACTAGAATACCAATGTGAAGATAAATATTGGGGTTTTGATTTTTCAATATTAGTATTTTTCTGGATTTTAAGATTTGGTCCTTTACTAGTTAATGAATCTATTTCTAAAGTTCCTATTGCGTAATTATAATATTTTAAATCAGATAAATTACCAGAAAATCCACCACTATAATTTATATATATATTGTCATAATTTTGCTTAACAATATTAGATAATTTATGGCGCTTTGTTAAACTACCATTTATATAAATATCACAAATATTTTGTGATGTTACTCTAATAACAATACCTACCCATTTCTTAATTGGTATTGCATCTACATATATATCATCGTAATATGGTTTACTTGGGTTGTCATTATTATGAAACACATTTATTCTTACTAACATCCCTAAAACAGGAAATCTTTCCAATAAATTAGAACCAATATTTCTCTTTCCAGTATATAGATAAACACCAGGGCTATTATTTGGTCCTGCTATGCCCTCTCCATTATTTGATTCACCTATAGAATTGGGTGGAGAACCTTTATTAAAAACATGTTTATACTCCATTGTAGAACCATGTTCTACATTGTTAACATATATCCAAAATGAGTATGTAAATTCTACGCCACCATATTCATTCATACTTCGTAAAACAGGAATAGAATTTTTATCTTTCATATTTTGACTAATAGTTATTGCTTCTGTAGCATCTTTCATTCCTGAAATTAAATATGGCGTTCCTGATGGTGCATATACAAAATACATTATTCTACTTGCAACATAAAATATTATTGAAAAAAGAACAATTACCCCTAATAAGAAAGTCACTCTAGCAATCATTGTATTAGAAGATAAAAATTCATTTAAATTGCCCATTTTTTTTTGCGTTTCAAATGGGATCATTGTGTTAAAATATTTATTAACATTTCCAAATACTCCTTGATTACTAGTCATTATTTTATATTATATATAACTAATATAAATAATATAAAATAATATAATATTTTTAATTGTTTTTTTTTTAAAAATTGCTTTTAAAAATGCTTTTTAAATTTGAAAACTTGCTTTTTCAGTCTTATATTCTAAGAAACTTACCTTTAAGCTATATTTATTAAATAATGACTTGGCCAAAGAAGCATTTATTCCTTCTTTATAAATGTCATAGGCAACTTGTGGATTAATAGAATCACCAACATATCGAATACGAGTTATAAAACCTTCAAAGCTATTATTAGAATTAGAAGAGTTTGGAATAGTTCCTAAATAGATATTTTTTTTAATATCTGTATCATAGTAATTTTTATATAATCCATGCATAATAAATGAATTTCTTAATTTACCATCTAAATATACATCTAATGTTCGAGTATCAACACTTATTGTTAAATTATTCCATTTTTGAACTGCTATATTAGGTATTTTATATCTGGTATAAATTGTTTCATCAACTGTACTAGTTGCTGTAGATGCGCTAGATCTTCTATCTGGGAAACATTCTATATCTATAAATAAATTATTTTCATATGTGTCTAATGCTATGTTGATATTTTTATAGCGAGGGCCACTAGTTTGTGTAGTGTGGTTTACTTTTTTACTAAGACCAATAAGATTTCCTGCTAAATTGGGTGCTGTTCGAGAATTAGAACTATTAGCCATATATAAAATATTTTTCTCTTCTGAAATATTATAGCCCCAATTATCTATATAAAACCAGACACTTAATGCAAAATTAGATGAGGTTGTATCTGGTATATCTTTGGCGGTTATTACATTATTACTGGAAACCGTATCAGATACAGCAGGTTCTGGTTCTTTAGATGCTTCGCACATTTTGTCGTAAATTATATTGGTTTTAAAAAATATATTGTTCATTCCCCAGAATAATACTAAAACAAGAATCACTATGATAATTATATTTATAGGTTTCATTATAAAATATTACTATATAAAAATATTATATTATTTTTGTATTTTTTTAAATTCTATTTTTTGTATTTTTCTAAATTCCATTATAACATTTTTTAAATTCCATTATTGTTTCTTGCTAAACTAGATAAAAATTGTATGGAATCAGGAGTTTTTATTTTATCAAAGTAGAATATTTCTTTAATACTTCCATGTATTCCATCGTCTTCTCCTATAGTCACATTATCTCCAATAAAATAAGGTGTTACATTGTTTTTTGAACCTACTAATTTACCATCAATAAACACATCAATAATATTATTTTCATAATTAATAACAAAATATAACCATTTTTGATGTTTTACGTTGGTCATTTCATATATAGTATCCAATTGGTCTGCTTTATTATTTATTGTTCTAGATTTTATAATAATTTTTCTAGATTTGCCATTGTAATAAATTACGGGTTTAAAACCATAATTAAACAATTCTGTATCTTTTGTATAAGCAATAGAAGTATTTGTCGGTTGTGGATTTATATATATGTAAAAACTTATACTATAAGTATAAGTATAAGGGAATTTTTTATTAATTTTTGAAGAATGATAATATTTTGCTCCTATATTATATTGTCCATTTAAATCATTTTCAAACAATTTAAAATCGTAGCCTTTAGTGTTGTCAGCAATGTTATCTTTGATATTATAATATTCGTTTTTTACAGCATCTTCATTGGAAGTATCTTCATTAGAAGTATCTTGAATAGAATTATCTTCATTATACCTATTATTTAATGAATTAGTATTAAAAAAGGAAAGTATATTAGTCATTTTATTTTCTAAATGCTTATTTTCGGTATTGAAATTATTATTGAACCTTGGAATAGCAATATTATCGGTAACATTTTTATCTAAATTTTGATATTTTCCTAAAGTTTTCTTTTCATTCAAATAAAAAGGACCTTCCCCTGCCAAAACATCATTTTTATTGTTCTTTGCAATGTAGTTAAATACTAAAGGCACGACAAATAATAATGTTATTAAAATTATTAATATAAAAAATAACAAGTATATAGAAGAAGGTGTTAATTTTATATCGTTATGTATTTCATCTACTATTATAATTAACAAACAAGGAATAAAGAATATAATATCCATTAATATTGTAAATATGTTTGTTTTTGAGTTATTTGTTGCTCCTTGAGGAGGAGGAACTCCTTGAGCAGCATTACTTTGTCGTATAGAAAATATTTTTGCTATTATTGATAAAATAACAATGGCTATTAATATGCTCATAATATTTTGTATAGAATTTAAAATAGTATCGCTATTGCTTCTCCAAAAAAATAATATAAATAATGGAACCGATATTATAAGAAGTAGCATAAAAAGTTTAAAAAACATATTCAAAAAACTTGTATTAATTTTAAAACTATCATTATTATCAGATCTTCGTTTATGAGCAAAAAATATGAAAGTGTATATACTAAATGTTATTAGCATTAACCACCCAACTATACTCTCTTTATTAGGTGATTCATCTGCATTTGGTTTAGCACTCATAAATAATATATTACATTATAAGTATATTATTTATTTATATATTTATAAATTTTCAAAAGCTGTTTTTTTTCCATGACAATCTCTACATAATGCTTCTAAATTCTCAATATTATTTGAACCTCCATATTCCAATTTTTTAACATGGTCTACTTCAAACCAAGCAGGTAATTGTTTATGACAATGTTTGCAATGCCAATTTTGCGAGGCGGCTACATATTTTTTTTTCGTTTCACTGACACTTCTTTTTGTCGATATATTTCCAGAAGATAGTATTTTTTGTTGTTGTTTTGATAAATAATTTTGATTATTATTTATTGAATTTAATAAATTTTGTGATTGTTGATTACTAACATTACTAGAAAACTTATAATTATTATTTAATTCATTTGTTATGGATTTAGATGTTAAATCAATAATAGGAGTTATAAAACTTGCTGTATTTCTATCAATTGGTAAATATTTTATATAACTATTGGCTTGAGTTACAAGTTCTTTATAGTTCCCTGGATTTTTTTTAACAAATAAATATATGCATAAACCTATAAAAGCAAAAAATACCATTTTGTAATATTTTTCATAGTGCTTGAGTTTATTAATTAATTTTCCTTCAAAATATGTATTTGCCAATACAAAAATAGTTATTAAAAAAATTATTAATTCTAGTTTCATAGTGTTATTTCATATATAAATATAATAAAAATAATAATAGAATAATAGAATAATTATAGCATTATTACTCTTTAAATAATAGTTTTATCTTTTCTTTTGCTTTTTCCAGAAAAAATACAATATAATTAATAATACTATAATTAGTAATACTATTCTTATAAAACGCTCATTGTCTTTGTCTTTATCTTTCTTTTTCCAAAATTTAAATGTTGAACCCATTATTTTATATATAAAAATATAATAATTATAATAATAATTATTATTAAAGCACCAAAAATATATTTTTCTTTGTTTTTGCGTTCATCATTTTTTTTAATTTCTTTTAATTTATAATGTTCATAATATTTATTTAAAGCATCATAATATGTTAATTCTGGCTTACCTAAATAACTATTTATTTTATTATGTATAAAATGAACCCATTTTGAAAACGATTCACGAGAATCTAAATATGGTGTTACAGGGTAAGCATCTAAAAATTTACTAAAAACACCTCCTATATCAGGAACTGGTAAAAAAAGAGGCAAATTTGTTATAAAGTCATAATATTTTTTTTTTGTACATTCATTAACATGTAATGGATATGATAAAGCAATTGTGTATAACACAAACCAATAATGAGGACCCCATATAATAGGATTAAATATATGATTTTCGCTATGCATATTAAAGTTTTATTATATTAAAATTTTACATATTTATTTTAATATAATTAACATAATTAACATAATTAACATAATTAACATAATTAACATAATTAACATAATTAACATAATTAACATAATAAAATGCCATATATCTTATATTAGTTTAGTAAATTAGTAAATTATATAAAAACAATATTGTTAATTCTAATAACTAACATTATGAATATAAAAAAACAATATTTTTGTAATAATTGTGGAAAATTGGGACATCTATTTCACCAATGTAAAGTGCCTATTACTAGTATAGGTATTATTCCTATTAGAATTGTAAAGAAATATGATGCCTCTAAAAAAACATATGAAAATTCAATAGAACTATTAATTATTAAGCGCAAAGACACATTATCGTTTGTAGATTTTATGCGTGGAAAATATTCTATTGAAGATAAAAATTATATAAAAAATTTATTAAACAATATGACTACAAATGAGAGAAATTATATATTAAATAATGATTTTGATACAATATGGCAATATTTGTGGAATTATAATACAAATAATTCTTATAAAAATGAAGAAAAGACTTCCAAAATTAAATTTACACATTTAAAACAAGGGTATTCAAGCATTTTAGAAAGTTATAATTTAAAATCTATTATTGACTTATGTGATAAAAAATATGAAGAACCAGAATGGGGATTTCCAAAAGGGCGAAGAAATTACCAAGAAAAAGATATTGTGTGTGGTCTAAGAGAATTTGAAGAAGAAACAGGTTATAATAAAAATGATATTATACTAATTAATAATATTGTTCCATACGAAGAGATTTTTAGCGGTTCTAACTATAAATCATATAAACATAAATATTTTGTTGGTATTATTGCTGATAATAATCAACCTAAAAACGATTTTCAAATATATGAAATTACTGAAATAAAATGGATATCAATAGATGATGTTAATAGTTATATTAGAGAATATAACTATGAAAAAAAAAAAATTATTAATTATTTAAATAAATTATTAAAAAGTTATATACTATATATTTAATATATAGTAATGAACGCTATTAGTAAGAACGAATTAAATGAAGGAGACATAGTTAATGTTCCTATTTCTTTGAATAAAGGAATTATAAAGGATCAAGGGAAAAAAGAGGAAGAGGAAGAGGAAGAGGAAGAGGAAGAGGAAGAGGAAGAGGAAGAAGAGGCAGAGGAAGAGGAAGAGGAAGAGGAAGAGGAAGAGGAAGAGGAAGAGGAAGAGGAAGAAGAGGAAGAGGAAGAGGAAGATGTAAAACAATATAAAACAAAAAAAAAAAATAACGAAGAGCTAGTATCATTATTTAGAGAAAATATAAATAAATTTGACAATAGCAAATTAGATAAAAATAAATTAGAAATGTTAGAGAAAAATTTAAATACTATAGCAGATTATAAATATTTTAATAATGCTGTAGAATTATTAAATTCTAAAGAGTTGAATGATTCTTTTAATACAAACTACAAATATTTATATCCACATTTGGATGATGAATTTTTAAATATTAAAATAGCAAGTAAGCAAGAATTTCAAGAAAATAAATTAGTAATAAATATTGATGACAAATTTGATTTTGAAAAACAAAGCAATGAAATTTGCAATAAAGATTTTGAGTTGGCACCGCATCAAAAATTTATAAAAAATTTTCTTTCAATGTATACTCCATATAATGGTCTATTATTATATCACGGACTAGGAACTGGTAAAACTTGTTCAGCAATTGGAGTAGCCGAAGAAACAAGAAAATATTTAAAATTTATGGGTTATAATGAACGAATAATAATAGTGGCTTCGCCAAATGTTCAAGAAAATTTTTATTTGCAATTATTTGATGAACGAAAATTGGAAGAAAAAAACGGAACTTGGACTATTAATAATTGTGCTGGGCAGAATATATTGGACGAAATTAATATGATACAGAAAAATTTATCACGAGATAAAGTAATAAAAATTGTTAAAAATATTATTAATAATTATTATTTATTTTTGGGTTATACACAATTTGCCAATTTAATAATAAAGAAATCGAATATATCAAATCAATCATTAAGCACAATGGATTCAAAGAAAAAACAATTATTAATTAGAAACAGATTACAAAAATTTTTTAATAATAGGTTGATTATAATTGATGAAATACATAATATACGGCAATCTAAAGATAATACTAATAAATTAGTATCAAATGAGTTAATAAAATTGGTTAAAAATGTAGATAATTTGAAATTATTATTTATGTCAGCAACGCCAATGTTTAATGATTATAAAGAAATTATTTTTCTTATCAACATATTAAATTTAAATGATAGACGGTCAATAGTAGAATTAAAAGATGTTTTTGCTAATGATGGAAGTTTTGTAGTGAATAGCAATGGCACACAAGTGGGATTAGAGCTATTTACAAGAAAAATAAACGGATATATAAGTTATATAAAAGGTGATAACCCATTAAGTTTTCCTTTTAGAATTTTACCAAATGATTTTTCTAAAAATAATAGTATTTTAAACAAAAAATATCCGGAATTTAAAATTAATGCAAATCCATTAAAAGAAGCACTAACACTCTTTGATATATATGTAAATGATGTTTCTATATCACCATATCAAGAATTTGTATATAATATTATTTTAAAAAATAATATTTCAAAATTTGATGAAGAAAAACTAAATGCAATGGAATCTTTTGGATATACATTATTGCAGAAACCATTGGAATGTTTGAATATTGTTTTTCCTAATAGTAAATTAGAAAATTATTTTGACGAAAAGATGATCTTATACAATAAAAATATTGTAGAGTTAGTTAAAAATATAAATATTGAAGAAATAAATATGCTTATTGACATAAAAACTATTGTTGGCAAATCAGCAATTAATAATATTATGAGTTATCAAGAAACACAAGCACCTAAATCTAGATTTAATTATAAATTCAAGAGCGAGTTTTTAAAAACTATGCCTATTAATATGTTCGAATATGATGTAATTGGAAAATATAGTTTTAAAATTAAAGCAATTATTGATTCGCTATTGGGTTCTCGTGGTCCGGTAATAGTTTATTCACAATTTATAGATTCGGGACTAATACCAATAGCACTTGCCTTAGAGGCAAAAGGATTCACGCGTTATGGAAATAATAAATCTCTCTTTGCCAATCCACCAAGCGAAGAATTAGATGTAAATACTTATAAAACAAAATCGGAAGTATTGCAATCAGGGGAACGCTTTAGAGGCGCAAAATATGTTATCATAAGTGGAAACAGTAATGTTTCTCCTGATATTGTAAGTGATTTAAAAGCGTGCACAGATTCTAATAATGTTGATGGTGAAAATGTTAAAGTAATTCTTTTATCTGCAGCAGGCAGTGAAGGTTTAGATTTTAAATATATTAGACAAATACATATTTTAGAACCATGGTATAATATAAATAGAATAGAGCAAATTACAGGGCGAGCTGTTAGAACTTGTAGTCATAAAGATTTACCATTAAATAAGAGAAATGTTCAAATTTTTATGTATGGAACATTATTAAGCAATGCTAATGAATCTGTTGATTTATTGATTTATAGAAAAGCCGAGGAAAAAGCTAAAATAATAGGAAATATTACTAGGGTGTTGAAAGAACATAGCATAGATTGTCATCTAAATTATGAGCAACAAAAATTTGATGAAACCTATTTGAATAAAAAATTAAAAATCATTCTCTCTAATTCTAACTCAATTGAGTATGCTATTGGAGATAAAGTAAATAGTCCATTATGTGATTATATGGATAATTGTGCCTATGCTTGTAAACCATCGTTAGAAGAATATATTGAAAAATATGGAGAAAACAAAATAAATCTATTTTCATATGACGAAACATTTTTAAAAACAAATAATGAAGTTATTATTAAACTATTGAGAGATTTATATAAAGAATATTATTTTCGCACAAAAGGAGACATAATTAACTATATATATACATTTAGAGAATATCCGTTGGCGCATATTGATAATGCTTTAAATGAATTAGTGAATAATGAAAATATATTTATTAGTGATAAATATAATACACCAGGGAAATTAATACATATTAATGTTCCTAATTTAGCAAAAGATTATTTGGATGATCTATATATTTTTCAACCATTAAACTTAAATACAGACTCTACGCTGTATGAGAGATCTAATAGCATAATGATCAAACCAAATGCTTTAAAACTTGCTGTTCCTGATGATTTTAATATAATTAATGAAGAAGAAAAAAATGTTGTTAAAAAAGAAGAACCAAAAGAGGAGAAGAAAATAACTACGCCAAAAATTGTAATAAGTCAAACAACAGGAGATACTAAAATGACGGAAAAAAATATAATGAATGTTAAAACTATTATAACTGAATTACAGCGCAATTATAGTTTTATAACAACAGAATATATACCAACAAAAAGTGAATATTTGTTAAAAGACAACAAATATATTTATTATGGCAAAATGATGGATATATTAAAAGAGGATAAAGTTATAACCAATGAGGAAGTAAATAGTTTAGCAATAAATATATTGCTAGATGATTTAGACTTTAACAAAAGTGTTTTATTGGTTATATATTTATTAAATAATGGTTATAATGAACTAAATGACTTTGAAAAAGAGTTATTAACTTATTATGATCTTAAATTTATAGAAACAAATAATGGTAAATTAAAAGCATTATTTATACCAAATAAAAGTGAGTTTAGGGAATATACTTTATATATTTTAGTTAACACAAATTTAGGGACTTCAAATGTATCATTAAATATTGCAGAATCGGAAGACTATAATGATTTTGACAATATTATTATATCAAAAAAATTAACTACTTCACAAATGGCAATACCACTAGGATTTTTATCAAGAAATAAAAAAATAACTAAAGAATTAGTGACAGATTTTAAAGTAAAAACAGGGTCAAATAAAGGAGCACGATGCGAACAAGCCGGAAAACTTAATAGCGAAAAAATATTTGTTGCTCTAGGAGTAAAAGATGAAATGATTAATAAATTGAAAGGGAAGAATTTGGAAAAGGGTGAAAAATTAAATCAGAAAAATTTTTGCGCGGCACAAGAATTATATTTTAGATTGTATGATTTAAAAAAAGTAGAAAATAAACGATGGTTTTTAAATCTCTCTGAAGCACAAATAAATAATTTATTATAAAAAACAATAAAACAATAAAACAATAAAAAACAATTTAAAATTATTTTATTATATAATTGAAATAATTTTAAAGATTAAATTAATTATATATATAATTAATGTCTAAAATAGCAAATAAAAAATCACCGCTAAAGAAAACATCATTAGACAATTCGCATGTTTATATTCGTTCATTATTAGCACAAAAAATAGTTTTAAAATACGATGAAGTCAATTCGGAATTATTTAACACATTAGAAACAAAATTAAAAAAATTCAATGAAGGCAAATGTATTAAGGAAGGTTATGTAAAAAATAACAGTGTTAAATTGCTAACATATTCAAGCGGTGAATTATTTGATAATAAAATATTATTTGAGTGTGTATTTGAATGTTTAATAACAAATCCTGTTGAGTCTACAGTAATTCATTGTATTGCAAAATCAATAACTAAAGTAGGGGTTCGTGCCGAACTAATTGTAGAAGACGAAATAAGTCCATATATTATTTTTATAGCGCGTGATCATCATTATAATAATGAATCTTTTTCAGATATAAAAGAAAATGATATTTTACAAGTTCGTGTTTTGGGGCAGCGCTATGAGTTAAATGATAAATTTATTAGTATAATTGCTGAATTAATTAGTATCAATAATTATAGCACATTGAAAAGCGAATTAACTACCTCAAACACCGAAGAAAATTTAGAAAAAATTGGTGGAAACAAAATTAAAATAAAACTTAATGTGTCAAAATCTAAAGCCAAACAATTAAACACTTATAATAAAGAGAGCGTTTAGTTTAATTATAAAATTTATTTAAAGGTATTTTTTTATAATTATTAATCAGTATTATATTATGGAAAGCGAAGAAAAAGAAGAAAGCGAAGAAAAAGAAGAAAGTGAGGAAAAAGAAGAAAGCGACGAAAAAGAAGAAAGTGAGGAAAAAGAAGAAAAAGAAGAAAGTGAAGAAATAAATATATCGTGTAAAAATAATATTATTGACTCCAATAATAATATAGATTCTAACGAGTTAATTAAATTGTGCAAAATAATTGAATCTTTAGAAAATAGTCATCATATAGAAATTGCTAAAATATTAAAAATAAATAATGTTTATTTAAATGAAAATAGTAATGGTATTTTTGTTAATTTAAATAAAATATCGGCAAAAGTTTATAATACTATATGTAATTATATAGAGTTTATAAAAAAACAAGAAAGTGATATAAATAAAGATGAAAAATTGAAAAGAACTTTGCAAACAACTTATTTTAAAGATAATAAAGATATTACTATTACTAATATTAGTAATTAAAATGATGTGTCTAAATAAAGAAGAATTATTAAAAAATGTAGATTTAGATGAACTTAAGCAATATATGTTATATACTCTTAAAACAAATAATAATAGTTTAACTTCAAAAAATTTGACATTTATTGAAAGCAATGAAAGCAATGAAAGCAATAAATCAATTGAAAATAATAGTTCTAGTAAACCTAATAATTTTATAAAGCAAAATATTGTTATCAATTCAGGTGTTCCGAGAAATCGAGTCCAAATAAACTATACGAAAAAATTAAGTAAATATAATGAACCATTTAAAATTAATAATCATAAAAATTTTGCTGATAAATTATTTTGGATATTTTACAAAATAGTTAATAATTTAAATGATGCTGATCTGGAACATATTAATTCATTTAAAATCATGAAAGAGTTTAAAATCAATAGTGTTGAAAAATTAAAAAATCAAAAAAATATTTTAAAAGATTTTAAGATTCAAAAAGGATTGGTGGAAGATGACCTTACAAATAATGAAAAAATAAGTTTTAAAACTTTTTATGCTCTATGTGTTTTGTATTTAGTAAATGTTATATTAATTCGCGACAATAATACATATTGTGTTTTATGTACAAATAATGACGAAAAAGTTATTAACTTGCAAAATTATAAATTATTAAAATTATCTAATGTGAAAATGAGTTCGGAATTTAATAATTTTGATATTGAATTAGCAAACAATAGTATAACAGAAGAAGAGTTACAAAAAATATTAAAATCTTATTATGTTATTGAAAATATTGAAAAACCCCTGAAAGCATTTAGTAGTTATAAACTAGATGATCTGGTTTATATAGCAGAAAAGTTAAGCATTAATATATATGACGAAAATACCAAAAAAAAGAAAAAACAACAATTATATGAAAATATAATACAAAAACTAATCTAAATATTTTTAGTATTATAGCACAAAAAACTAAAAGTTATTGCATCATATTTTTTTTATCATAATATTTTTATCATAATATTTTTATCATAATATTTTTAAACAAAATTGATATTTATTATTTATATTACATTGTATTAAATAATAAATAATAATATATATTAATTATGAGTAAAAGTCAAATAACCAAGGAAACAAGCAAAGATTCACAAAAAGAAGAATTGAGCAATAAATTTTTAAAATACATTGAAACATATTTATCAAGTTATACGCGATTTTCCGAAAACATATATCCAGAATTTGAGATTCGCTTTGGAACAAAAAAAATTAAAAATATTAATAAAGTGGATTTTTATAATGTTATAAAGAGTTTGCTAAATTATGATTTTAAATTAGTTAATGAAAATTATTTTTTGAAAATAATGAATTCTAGTAATTTATTTAATATTAGAACGCAAATAAACGGACTACCTAATATACAAAGTTATTGTAAATTAGACAATTTATCAGGAATTTTAGATGAAAATAATATTAAATTTGTAGAAAAAGAATATTTTAAAAATAATGACACACAATTGTTTCCATTAGATTTTGACGACTATAACTTTCGTGTATGCTACCAAACAGAGCAAAATTATTCTAGAAATCATAGTTCAATTGAGGAACTACATAGTAAATGGAATTCGTTTAAAAAAATATTTAGATATATTAAGCGTTATGAATATAGACATCCAGATCTACCATTTTTAGTTCATTGTAGTATTGTAAAAACTTCTAAATCTCAATATGGTAAATTTATTGAGCAATTTAATATTAAAGATTCAGAAGTTTTTAATTCACTAGAAAATTTTGAAATTGAAATAGAATTAAATAATGAAGTCATTGTTGCTAACAAAGCATTTTCAAGCGCCGAATTTTTATATAGTAATTTGCGCAAAGTTATTAAATATATTTTAATAGGATTGCAAGAAACAAATTATCCCATAGCGCTAAATGAGATGGAATTTGCTATGCAACAATATTTAAAATTGGCAAAAGGACAAGATTATAAAGCTATGATGCCGCCAAATATAAAAGATTTTATTGGTCCATCATCTACAACATTACAAATGGTAAATATTTTACCTGAAACAGAAATAAATGATACAAATAATTCTATTCCAAATATTAGGAATAATTATACTGTAACAGATAAAGCAGATGGAACTAGAAAACTGCTATATATATCACCACAAGGAAAATTATACTTTATTCCTACAACTATGAATATACAATTTACTGGATGTTATAGCGAAAAGAAAGAATTATTTAATACTATTATAGATGGGGAACATATTTTACATAATAAAAAAGGCGAATACATAAATGTATTTGCTTGTTTTGATATATATTATTTTAATGGACAAAACGTAACAGGATTACCTTTTATTAATCTGACTATTGAAGAACAAATGACAAAAGAGACAAAAGAGACAAAAGAGACAAAAGAGACAAAAGAGACAAAAGAGACAAAAGAGACAAAAGAAGAAGAGGAAGAAGAAAAAAGCGAAAAAAGTAGAAAAAGTAAAAAAGAGGATAATTTTAATTATCGTCTTATTATTTTAAATAGTGTAATAAAAACTCTAGATTTAAAGTCAATTACAAATAGCAAAGAAATACATATTAAGTTCGCCGTTAAAAAATTTTATGGTGCTCATATATTTAATGGATGTGCCAGAATTTTAAATAATATTAATGAGGGATTGTATGAATATAATACAGATGGATTAATTTTTACACCATCAAATACTGGCGTATGCAGTTTGAAAACAGGAGTTGCTGCCCCAAATTATAAAATTACATGGAATGAATCATTTAAATGGAAACCTCCGCGCTATAATACTATTGATTTCTTAATTAGATTTAAAAAAAATGAGTTAGGCGGAAATTTTATTGGAACTTTAAATAATGAAGGTGAAGATCTAACTTCATACAATCAAGTTAAAAATTATTACACTTTAATATTGAATGTAGGTTTTGATGAAAAAAAACATGGATATATTAATCCATATAATGATATTATTAATAATAATATTAAGCGCGACACCAAAGAATCATATGCTAATAACTATAGACCGTGCCGATTTTACCCAACAAATCCAAGCGATGTTAATGCTGGATTATGTAATATTATGGGCAAATTAGACGAATCAAATAATCTTAAAATTTATACACTAGAAGGCGATGAAATTGAAGATAATACTATTGTAGAATTTGCTTATAATATTAATAATCCAGAATTTTGGAGATGGGAACCATTGCGACTTCGCTCTGATAAAACATCAGAATTGCGTTCAGGTGTAAAAAATTTCGGTAATGCTTATCATACGGCAAACTCAAATTGGCAATCTATACATAATCCAATAAGTGAATCAATATTAATGACCGGAAATGGAGTAACAGTTAATAACGATGATGATGTATATTATAATAAAATTTCCAAAACATCCGAGACGCAAGCATTGCGTGATTTTCATAATTTATATGTCAAGAATATGTTGATAAATAAAGTATCCAAATCGGGATATTCGCTAATAGATTATGCTGTCGGTAAAGGAGGAGATTTACCTAAATGGATTTCGGCAAATCTTAATTTTGTATTAGGATTGGACTTAAGTAAAGATAATATAGAAAATAGATTGGATGGTGTGTGTGCTCGCTATTTAAATTATGCCCAGCGTTATGCTGTTATTCCCAAAGCGCTATTTTTGCACGGAAATAGCACACAAAATATTAAGACAGGTGCTGCATTGTATGATGACAAATCAAAACAAATTATTAAAGCACTTTTTGGCGAAGGTGTTAAAAATGAAGTTTTATTGGGTAAAGGTGTATATAATAATTACGGTATTGTAAAGAATGGTTTTAACATTAGTTCAATTCAATTTGCGATGCATTATATGTTTGAAAATGAAAATATATTAAATGAGTTTATAAAAAATGTAAAAGAATGCACCTGTTTAGAAGGATATTTTATTGGAACTTGTTATGATGGAAACAAAATATTTAATATGTTAAATTCTTTAAATAATAATGAATCAATTAGTATATTTAAAAATCAGAAAAAAATATGGGAAATTACAAAAAAATATGATGCTAAAGAATTTAAAGATGATGAGTCGAGTTTAGGATATGCTATTAATATTTATCAAGAAACAATTAATAAAACTTTTATAGAATATTTAGTTAATTATAAATATTTGCTAAGAATTATGGAAAATAATGGATTTGTATTATTAAATGAAACAGAATATAAACAATTAAATTTACCCGGGTCAATTGGTAATTTTGAACAATTATACAATTTTATGAATAATGAAGTTAAAAGTAATAATTATTTACTAAAAAAATTAGGAAATTCATTACAATTAAGTAGTGAAGAAAAGCAAATTTCGTTTTTAAACAATTACTTTATATTTAAAAAGATTAGAAATGTTGAATATGAACCAGACGAATTAGTATCTAAAAAGCAGGAATTAAAAGAAAAAGAATTAGAAGAAGAAGTTATTGGTGAGTTTAAAAAAATAGATGAAGAATTTGAAGTTAAGGAAAAAGAAAAAATAGATGAACAATCTAAAAAATTGGCTGCGCAATATATTAAAGAAACACAAGACTTAGAGGAAAAATTAGAAGAACAATTAGAAGAACAATTAGAAGAAAAATTAGAAAAAAGTAAAATCAAACTAAAATTGTCAATAGATGAAAAAATTAAACTTGCCGAAGAAAAAAAGAAAGCAAAAGAAGAGGAAAAATTAAAAGCGGCACAAGAAAAAAAGGCGGCAAAAGAAGCTGAAAAATCTTTAAAAGCAGAAACAAAAAAATCACAAAAAACACAAACTAAGAAATCACAAAAAGCAGAAACTAAGAAAGCTTAGAAGCAAGAATAACATATATTTTACACATACACACATACACATTCACACATTCACATTCACATTCACATTCACATTCACATTCACACATTCACATTCACACATTTATATATTAGTAAATAAATATATAAATGTATTTTTTTATACTTAGTTAATAAAGTAATTATAAAAAAATTATATGACCTATATTAATTTACCAAATTTGAATAATTTGAATTTAGATTTTAATATTATATATAAAAATAATAAGTCACAAGCAAATATAGTTTCGGATGCTAATGATATAATAATATGTTATTCGCTATATAATTATTTACATGCGTTAAAGCAGTCAATCGATGAATATTACGAATATTGGGATATTATAAAAAAAATTACGAATCCATATGAATATATACATACAATTGTTCCTAATTATAAATGTTCTTTGTGTAAATATAAACCATTATCACGCTCTTTTTTTAAAATGATAGAAATAATAGACACATTTAGTTTTTTAAATGAACATACAAGCATACAATCTTTTCATTTGGCAGAAGGACCAGGTGGATTTATAGAAGCTTTTAATTATAAAAGAAATAATAAGCAAGATACTTATTATGGTATGACATTATTAAGTGACAATATTAATATTCCATCGTGGAAAAAAGCAACACAATTATTAAGTAATAACAAAAATATTAAAATAGAATATGGGGCATCAAAAAATGGGGACCTATTTTTAAAAGAAAATTTGCTTTATTGCTATAAAAAATATTTCAGAGCAATGGATTATATTACTGCTGATGGAGGATTTGATTTTTCACATGATTTTAATAATCAAGAAGATATTTCATTTAAATTAATATTATCACAAATTTTTTTTGCGCTAATAATGCAAAAGCAAGGTGGAAATTTTATATTGAAAATATTTGATGTTTTTAAAATAAAAACAATAGAAGTTATATATTTATTATGTAATTTATATGAAAGTGTGTTTATATTTAAACCAAATACAAGTCGATGTGCTAATTCAGAAAAATATATAATTTGTAGAAATTTTAAAAATAATAATAAAAAAATTATTACAAATATTATAGAAAATTTTGATTTATTAATTAATAAAGTTGATGTAATTTATAGTTTATTTAATATTGAACTAAATCAATTATTTATTACAAAGTTACAAGAAATTAATTCTATATATGGACAGCAACAATTAGAAAATATTAAAAATACTATTAATTTGATAAGAGAGTTTAAAATTTTGAATATTCAACATAATTTGTTGAATAATAATTATAATTCATTTTTGAAATATTTAAATATTTTTAACAAAAACATTGAACATAATATTATTGATGATGCTGCTGGTGATACTATTTGCGATATTATTGGTGAAACTATTAATGACACTAATAATAATAGTAATAATAATAATAATACTAATCTAGAAATTTTTAACGAAGAATATTATAATAAAGAAACTTATACTATTAAAAATGATGATGCTAGCGAAGAAACAGATTTATTATCACTTAGCATATCTACAAATATAAACAATGAAGTAGTTAACAAATATTTTAATAAATTAAATGTTTTAGTAAATATTAACATACAAAAATCGATAAATTGGTGCAAAAAACATCAATTTACTATAAATAAAGAATTTATTTAAGAATATTGATTCGTTTTCTACGTGTATTTGAATTAATGTTATCACAACCATCACATAGTGCAGGTGTTTTTTTATCATATAGCGTATTAGTATAAGTTTTTTTACAATGGGCACTGTCATCACAACTATACTTTAAACTATATGTTCGAGCACTCGAAGAAACAGGCCCTTGGCATTGAAATTT